CTTCTCTAGATTTTCACGTATGTATGGTTCTGTCCATACATCTAATATATCTTTATGTCCTGCACATCCGCATCCTTCCTTAGGTTTGATAATCATTCCTAGGGTATTGGCTAGACGTGTACCGAATCCAGTAGATGATCCATCTATTACAGATTCGATATGTGATATATCAATGTTGGAGTTTTCGCGTACTGCTAGAGTGAGTACGTATCTATTAAGACGCTGAGGTCTAGTAGATTTAGTACAGGCTATGCATGTTTCTTCAGAAGTAGGGCAGGGGGTTCCTGCTATCTCAGATGCCAATGAGCATACATTGTCTGCACGATGTGGGCATTCTATCTTAGGTACTAATGGTGGGTGTTGTATATTCTGACCAGGACCAGTACCTTTCTCCCATGCATCAAAGTATGCTTTATTGGTTTTACATAATTTAATCCAGGATTGTGGTTTCTTAATACCGTGTCGAGTACAGTACACTATACAGTTTTCGCAATCGGTTGACATGGTTAATAAGTTCTATATCGAATGAATGAATTTTCCATGATACGTGCCTCACTAGCAGCAATTTCTGATGCAAGGGTAACGGTAAAGGCTCCGCTAGGAGATCCCCCAGTGACCATCAAGGCTTGTAGCTCTCCATAAATCCCTTCATTCACTACAGCAACTCCGGTTGCTGCTACGTTGGCTGCTGCTGTGTTTCCCCAGAATCGATAAGTACCAGCAGTTGCTGAAGATGGGGATAATCCTAGTGCAGCATTTTGTATCAATCCAGTGGGCCATGCTAGGCCCCATCTAACTCCGGTAGTAGTTGCAGCTGATTGTAGATAGAATCGTCCTTCAATCTCATATCTAGAACTAGCTACTGGACTGAATTGTAGTGCAGTATTGATTGCAGATGTCGTACTATTAAGTTCTGCTGTGGCTAGTGTTACATAGGTCCATTCTTTTACAGATGCTAGTTTGGCTTTTTCTAGTGTGGTGAATTCCTCACCAGTGGCTACTCCTGAAACAGAGAATCCGGTCTCACGTGAGTAGTATAGTGTTTCTCCTGGTGCAATTTGTTGACGAGCTAGAGTGTAATCAGTTCCACTAGCATCGAATTTAAGAATGACCGTTGCGGCTACAGTGTCTGCATTGTAGATACTAATGTAGTCAATTAATCGTTGAGTACTTGCTGATGGTGCAGTAACAAAATCAACATCTGTAGTATTGTTTGTTATAACTACAGATCGGCCAGGAGTGTAGGTAGGTGTACTAGTGATGTCTCGCCATGAGGCTACGCACTGTAATTGGTTAGTAGTAACTGCACCAGTAAGAATGACTTGAATTTTATCGGTTGTAGATGAAAGAATAATCATATATTAAATACCTGATTCTGAAAGTAAAGATTCAATTCCACTGCCACCGTCATCAGGTGGAAGGAAGAATAATGATGCTGGTGCTGATGGTGCCTGGGTGACCCAAATGTAAAAAGTACTTACAGCAGGTGCACATGGATTACCATTACAACAGGTAGTATTGTAGCATCCAGATACATTACCATAGCTGAATGGCCCATATCGTAATGCTAGAGGATTGCATGTAGATACAGATGGATCAGGAAAAGCAAAGTTAAGTCCACCAGGAGTTGTAATAAATGATCCTTGTTCTACAATTAGCTTTAGGTCATTCATACCACTATTAGTACCAGTACAAGCTAAGTGTAGTTCAATTAGTTCGCTACCTCCTACTCCTCCCGGACATAGTTCTACTAATCCTTGATACCAGTCTGATCCGAACTTAATTGGTCCTGTATTAGTTAGTTCGATTTCAAGACCATCAAGATTAGGACATTCATTAAGTTCTTCAAAGGTAGCTAAAAGATTGTCTTCTAGACAATACCCATCACATCCACAATCACAGCTAGGGCAATTACTGTTATCTGCATAATGGGCAGTAAACGCATAATCATCGAATGTAGCACCTGGGGATGATCCGGCAGCTAGTCCTGTATATTCTCCTAGTTTAGTCTCAGTACATACTGTGATTCTAGAGGAAATATCACTCATGCATAATATACCACCATCAGTCATAGATGCTGTAGCTATAGTGCCTTCTATTATAGGAGTACCTACTAATGTCTTTAATACTCCTCCACTACTACTACCTAATGTGAAATTCATTGTCGATGCATCGACGTATTCCCATTCTGCATAGTAATAATCTGTACCTGATATATCACATTGAACTATAATTCTATGTTTCGTACCAGTGCCCATATTGTATAGTTTGGCAGATACTACTTGATTATTACCTGGATATGGAGATAGTGCATGGTTACGAATTAATCCGACTTCACTAATAGTTAATTTATTGCTGACGATGAACCAGTCCCCAACATGTTCAGTCCATTGAGCACCAATTGTAGTGGAGTCTGCACGGTTAAAGTCATCAGAAGTTATGGGACAACCTGTGACACAGCAGCATCTTCTTGGAGGCATTATATTACCTTTATGCAGGACAGCAACGGTTGTCGGCAGCCCAATGACATGGTGTAAGGGTTCCTTCTGGATCTCCTACTTTCAGAGATAACGCGATCTTTTGGGTAGCCCATCCTTTGATGTCTACTAATGTCTCAAATGGTAGATCAAAGATACAACCACTACGATCAACTACGTCAACTTCTGTACCTATTAGATCAGTATTCATTTCACAAGATACATCTAATATAACTACTGTAGCCACATTAAGTCCATTGTATGGGGATGTTGATCCAGCAGTCACTACCGATAATATCTGAAAGAGAATATGGCCTGAAGGTGTTGGGCATTGCTTTTCGTATGGATATGGTATCTGGAAGAATGGGTATGAATCTGATCTAAAGATTGATCTAGGGCCAGCACCTAAATCTCCATATGTAACGCTTAAATACCTGGCTGGTACTTGTGTAGGGGTTTCATATATGTGCTTTGCTACATAATTACCTAGGATACCTCCGATCAATTGGAAGTTATCTCTTATAATAGATGCTCTACTGGCTAATCCTACTGAGTTTAGAACTGTGCCAGAGTCATCTAGGAATGCAGGATAGTACGGATCGTATGAAGTAGCTGTTCTACCTTTACCTGTACCAGAGTCTTCATCTATGTGATACTGTGGTGGTCCTTCTAGACAGCTCTTTACTTTCAGAAATGAAATGTCGATGTCGATATAACCAGGATCAGTGGTATTATCTCTAACATCATTTACACGTGTAGTAGATACTGGTGTAGTATCTACTTTCTCTACATAAACAAAAGAATTACTTGCTGTCCAGATCATACCGTAGATTGAGCAGATACGTTCAATTGCGTCAAATACACTAAGTCCTTCTATGAATACATTTAGTACAGGTACTGTAGTTCCTGTATATGTAAGAGTGAAAGGAGTACCAGTCAGCAGATCATCTATGATTTCTTCTATAGTCTTAGCTGTTGCGTCTGGTGCAAGAGTGGTATAAGTCATACCACTAATAGTTTTAGGATCTATTACATTGTAATTACGTAGAGTGCTAAACTTAGTTAGTAAGTATTTAGGCTCTGCTGTCTTTACTACAATTAGTCCTTCAGTAGCATAGCTAGGATGTTCAATTGAGGTAATTGATATAATAGGTAAGTCAATAGATAAGGTATCTATATCATAATCTATTACATCCCCTGTAGGTGAGTGGGCAGTGGTAGTTAACCAATACCCAAGACCTACACCATCAATATATTTGAACTCTTGACTATTGCATTTGTTAAGGAGTTCTAGTGATAGTCCTCTTTCAATGTAATATGGTCGAATAGTTGCTGGATCTACTAATGGTATAGTTGTCATTATATCATGGGGTTGACCCCATTACCTCTGAAAGAGATGGTGTTTGGCTACTTGATATCCTAGCCGGAAGTCGTCCATAGATGTTATTCTGAAGTCATCTTCGTATCTGGCTATGATTGATATATCATAATCATCCAGACTGCCCGTTGTTTTGGACTGTCTTCGTTTGGACAGGAGAAGGTTTCTTTTTGTGGGAGTCCGTATCCGTGGCATTAGCTTGTTCGGAATCCACCACATCTTGTGTTTTAGGTACAATACGACGGATTGTATAGTCATCATCCATCTTATTATAATGCAATAGAAGTGGTAGAATTTGCTCACAGAAGTCACCTATAATTTGAGAGCCAATAGGAGTAAGTGAGGCGATGAAAGCCATTAGAGGAATCATGCGTCCTGTTGCTCCGCCTAATCCATCACTGCCAGACTGGACTACTTCAGGAGGAATGCCAAGTCCTTCTAGTTCTTCGTCTCGTAGCAATTGAATATAATCGGCCATTCCGTTAGGAGTTACGTTTGCCTTTGGCGGTTCGTATTCCCATTGACGCTTGCCGTCTAGTCCTTTAGTAGATGGGAAGATCATACCAGAGCCGGAGCGTTTAAGCTCTAACATCTTTACAGCATGTTCTTCATGTGTTACTATACGTCCATTAGCGTCTTGATAAGATCCTTCTGGATAGTATAGCTCTCCACCATCATACGCATTCTTGAAGAACCAAGTACGTCGTATGTCTCTAGCACCACCAAGGCACCAAGTTTCATGCCAAGGAACGTGAGCACCTTTGAGAGCAGATTCACCGTAATAGTGATTGCGTTCTCTTTGATGTACATGCCAGAATCCCTTACCAATTGGTACATAGGTTGTCTTATCTTGATTACGGATAAAACCTATGATACCTCTACGACGAGTTATGACTTGCATACCGTAGGAGGGATAAAGGTATAAGTTATTGAAGCAGAGAGTACCATCTTTCTTTTTCTTATATGCTACTTCTGATCCGCAATAGCCCCATTCAATAGCTGTTAGTACCTTAGATAGACCAACTTCCCAGAATCGGTTTAGTTGATCTATGATAAAGTCTTCAGTCTTCTGATCCTTAGCTTTCACTTGATATGGAAAGTGATAATTAAGTTCTACAATAGCTGTGTGAATAGAGGGAGATTCTGCTTCTTCACTATTAAAGAATTTAGTGTAGGTAGTAATCGGTCCTTTGATAAGAGCTAAGCCGTATTTGATACGAGGATCAAGTAGCATTGTCTTAGCTGTATGCTGAGTAAAATACGGGAAGTGGTGCCCATATCTAGGATCATATATCTGATCCTGAAACCGATTCTCAAGAGTGAATTTATCGTCTCTTAGTTTACCTAGTAGGTAGTCAATGCCTTGGGCCATGTTGAGTCTTTCGATATATCAAGATTTATGAGGAATGTTAGCCATCTGGTTTAGTAGCAATTCAGCTTGACGATTACGTGCTTCTTTCTTATTACCAGTTATAGTAAGAACTAAGTTATAGTAATGGTCTGGGTCAACTGCTACCCCTGCCACTCTCATATCTCTTAGTTCTTGTTCAGCACGTAATATAGGTTCTACTAAGCCAAATACTTTTATATCAAACTTACTCTTTGGCGTTACTCCGTAGAACTTATAGGATCGCATGACTGATAAGTATTTTTTTTTACAGTCTCAAGGATCTCATGTTTCTTTTGCATGAGTAGCTCCATTGATCTCCTACTCATACGGAAGTCATAGCGGTCAAAGAACTTCTCAATCATAGCAGGGAGATATTCTTTGTGAGATAGTTCTGGTTTGTTGAAGTCTTGATATACTTCAATAAGCATATCATCTAAGTCCATAGCGTCTACAGGAATTACTCTACCATCAGGAGCATTGCAATTGATAGTAGTATCTGTAGGAGGGAATAAATTAAATTCATTAGATGATTGAGAGGGTTGAATAGATCGTAGAGGAGATACACTAGAGATAGGATCAGTAGATGTCCTAGAAATAGGGGTAGGAGGAGAAGTAGGCTTCTTAGTGTGATTCTTTGGTGGTGATTGTAGTTTCTTAGCCATGATGGATTCCTTATCGGATTGTGGGTTCCTACCCTCTCATCACCGATAGGATGAGAGGGTACTTTTGATAGGAGGGTTCCTATCATTACTGAACAGAAGATTGCATCTTCTATCATTACTGAACAGAAGATTGCATCTTCTATCATTACTGAACAGAAGATTGCATCTTCTATCATTACTGAACAGAAGATTGCATCTTCTATCATTACTGAACAGAAGATTGCATCTTCTATCATTACTGAACAGAAGATTGCATCTTCTATCATTACTGAACAGAAGATTGCATCTTCTATCATTACTGAAAGAGAGATTATGTGTAGCTTGCTGGTGCTCCTGATGTCTTAATGGTAGTTAATATGTCATCAGCGTAAACATCGCCACCAACTGCTACATATGTTATATCCCACATAGCTAGATAGACGGGTACGTCCCCCTTTGCTACTTGTTTCTGGGATACTCTTGACTCCATTCTCTTAGCTGTTTTGCCTCCAATAGAGGATACAAATGGTATAGGTATTTTGTATCCTACTCTTAGAGCACTACCACGCATTCTAATATAGTTAGTAGAGTGTCCTCTATCAACTGTTATATTAGGTGTGGCTTGTGATGATGGAGTTACTTTACCATGCATAGACATGCCTGCATATGCTCTGTGCGAGTTAGCTCCTAGAGATTCTATACTAGAATAGTAATTAGGATCTCCTGGTTGTTCTAGAAATGCTACACTTACGCAGTTAGTATCTTCTATAATCTCAAAGTTATTATCATAGTTTATCCATGAATACTTTGCTTTATCATTTGATATTTCACCTTTAGGGTTAGTAGCTTCTCTAGCATTCTCTGTATCTTCTCCTAGTGAATCAGGATCTACTTCTAGAGGTAATACAGTATTTGCTCCTAGTTCATGATCTGATGCTGTTCCGGTACATTGGTTGTATACAATAGGTGTTCCACCTAGTGTATATTGGAATACACCCATTAAAGGGTGAGGTCTCGTTAGTTGCCAATTGTGCCATTGTGTAGATAAAGTAGCGGCTACATATGTAGGATCTACTTCAGGGGCTACTGGTGGGACTTCGGTAGGATTAACATTAACTCTAGCGAATATATTAGAATTGTTAATTAGGTGATCTAAGTCAGTCACCATTACATACGTTACATCAAACTTCATTGATCGCTCATATAGAGGATTGGTAAATTTGATTCTTAATGGTATGTAGAAGTTGTGGGTAGCTGCTGCGGCATCTACTGGTTGTCCTGATGTTGGTGTAGCATCTAGTACAGCAGATAGTTTAGGAGATAGTACAGAACCTTTGAATCTTTCCTTTAGAATCTTTAAGAATATAAGCCAAGCATATCCTTTATGTATTCTAGGAGGTAGAGATATTGTTCCTCCAATAGTTCTTCTCCAAGTATAGAATCCAATACCTCCATACTTATTAGTACCTAGTAGATCGGATTCCATCTCATCATCAATTTGTATATTTGATATATTAGGATAGAAAGCGTTATCTGATTTAATTTCCTTATAGACTAGACGTATTGACATAATACGTTGATCTCTAGATAGAGACGTTCTTACAGTCTTAGTAAATCCTTGGTAAGACTTACCTACTCTTAGTATTAGTATCTCAGTTAATGCACCATGAACTGTTGGATCAGTAATTGGTGTAACAGTTTGATATGTTAGATTAACTGTAAATTCTAAGTTACCATCATCATCAATTTGAAAGTCTTGTTCTACATTATATTGTAGAAGATTAACAGATAGAGGACTAGGACATTCTACAGTTCTAAAGGTGATAGACCATCGAATGAATACAGCATTATTACTTGCTATAGGTTCAACTGTTACATTTTGTGGATACGGGCCACCTTTAACATCTGGTTGAGCTACGTTAATTGTAGGAATAGCACCAAGACCTACATCATTGATCTTTAATTGAAGTCCTTTAGTATTAAGAATACTTCTAATTCTAGCTACTTCAAATTCTATATTATCACTAGTACCTGTAGATGTTTGTAGATGAATCACAGCTTCTAAGTTAAGAGTATTTTCATAATATAGATGCTGTGCTTCATCGTCACCATATACGGCATTAGATGATAAATTATGTTTACCAGTTAAAGGTATTACAACATTAGCATCTGTATCTACTGGTAATACAGTTACCGATGGTCCATATATTACATTTGTGTAGCATGGTGTTGCCATTGCTGTTACCTCTGAAAGAGAGATTATGGATTAGGTACTGTGCCTTTACGCATCTTACCTGTTGCTAGTGTGGGATCGAAGAATTGCTTAATGTCTGCCATTATATTAGCATCGTCTAGCTCATCTGCTTGTTTCTTTAATTCAGCTAGGATGGAGAAAATACCACGCATTATATTGAATATAGGTGGTAGTGCTAGTGTACTGTTACTTGATATAACACTTGTAGCTACAGTAGCTGCTTCTAGTTGCACTGCTAATCCATCCATGAATAAGGTTACTGCTGGTAGGAAGGTTTCTAGTAGTTCAGCTCTTAGGTCTTGCCATGCTAATTCAAAGTTAGTATTTGCTTTCACTAACTCAGAAGACATTTTATCTAATCGCTGTGCTACTTCTATTTGCTTTCCTAGCATAAGTATTTGGCCCTCTACGTCTGCTTGTAGAGTTTGAGGAGCAAATGCTTCGTTACCTTTGACTGCTTGTAAGATACTTTCATTTATATCTAATAGGAAATCAAAACCTTTAACAGCTACGTTAAGTGGTACATTTATCCCTAATGGATCAGTTATTCTTTGTGTAGTATCTACAATACCTTTTGTACCGGCAGTAGCAGTACCGTTTGCAATAGCTTTACCAGTTGTAGTAGCTGACGATGCTACGCTGTCTACAGTTCTATTAACTGCTTGTAATGCTAATACAGAACCTACTACTATCTCATTTAGTGGTCCTAGCATTGCTGCTAGAACAGGAGGTAGGGGTGCTGGTGCTCCTGGTTGTGTAGGGGCTATTGGAGGTGGTAATCCGCCACCTGGGGGTGTTACAGGAGGTTGGCCACCTGATCCTGGTCCTAGTGGTGGTGGTTGTCCTGGTGGTCCTAGTGGCGGTGGAGGATTGACGGGCGATCCTGGCCCACCTGGAGGTAGTGATGTCCTTGGACCAGGAGGTAGAGGTTTACCAGTGTTAGGATCTAAAGCTGTTGCCTCGATAGGCGTATTTCTTATATTAGCTTCTTGCTGTCTTTGTCTGGTTCTAGCATCAGCAGCAAGTTGTTCGTTATATCGTTGTAGGTCTGCTTGGTAGCGTGTTTGTGCTGATGTTGCTTCTGTTTCTCTAGGACGAAATACTAGGGAGTCAGCAATAGAGGCAGCTACGTAACCTGGAAAACCTAAGGCTGATCCTAATGCGTATGACTTAACTCTTTGTGAAATAGCTTCAGATCTAGCAGCAGTAACCGATTCTTTGGATAATGCCTTTTGTTCTCGATACTGCTGACGACGCATGGCTGCTTCGTTCTGTATCTGATCTCGCAGTAATCTCTTTTGTTCGGCTATCTGTTCTCTACGTTCTCTAGCTCTCTGACGATTAGCCTTATCTATCTCTTTCTGATTAGTAGTATCTAATGCATTAGGGGTTAATGGGGGAGCAGTATCTGCCCCTGCCATAGGTTCAGGATCAATACTACTTGTCTGAGGTTTGGGTGCTGGTTCTGGTGCTAATGGCTCAGGATCAGGTTCTACTTTATTCTTCTTAGCACGAGGTTTGCGGGGCTTCTTAGGAGCGGGCTTCTTCTTAGGGGGCTTCTTCTTCTCTGTCTTCTCTCTTAATCTCTTTTCAAAATCACTTTCACCCTCGAACTCCAGTTCATCTTCTAAGTCAAATTCGCTAGCCATTATGAGTTCCTGATAGGTGTGTGATAATAAAAGTAGCCAATCCTTTATGGGGACTGGCTACTTGATATATGATAAGTCCTGGTTTAAGGCCAGTTGACTTCTTCAAAGTAGACAATATCACCACAACCTGTTGGCATTGCTGGGGTTGCGTATCCTGCACCATTATAGGCTACAGGGAATACGATTAGTCGCATAGGTAGTGGACGTTCTCTGTGTGAATAGTCAATATCTAGATCGAAGTCAGGAGCTAGAATTGCTTTGATGAATGTAATGGTCATCGGGTTAACGCCAGTTGTACATCCAGTTAGGATGAACGGTTTGGCTTGTTGCCACATCGACAAACCTGCTGGCTTTACAGTACCGATGATTGCGTTGAATGGCCAACGTAGAGCACCAATTGCTGCTGCATCATATTCTTGAGCTACGAAGTCGATGGTCATTTGAATGCCCTCGAATATCGTATCTACTGGTGTACCACCTACGGCATCAAAATTGATTGACCGTCCTTGGTATGAATAGGAATGTCTAAATCCTATTTCTGTGTTTCCTACGGCTAATGCATTATAGGTCGCATTATAGGAACCTCTAATAATTGACATTAGTTACCTTTCTGTAATGAGTAGTGATTCAGTATGAATTATTACTTCTGTAATGAGTAGTTATTCAGTATGAATTGCTACTTCTGTGGGGGTATATCATTTCTGAAAGAGATAGTTGATGTATTGTTCTTCTCTGAGGGAGATAGTTGATATATTATTCTTCCTGTAGGGATGCTAAGAACTCTAAGCAATCCGGGCAGGTTATGATTGTGGTTATGCTGGTAACGATTGGAATGTGATCCATATTACCGCAGCATATATTGAGTGGTTGTTCTTCTACTCGTGGTTGTTCGGTAGGGATACCTACTGATCTTTTCTTTCTTGCTATAAGGCGTCCTGTTCCTTCTGGATGCATAAGATGTACTACTTCACATTTGATGAAGTTTGGTGTTTTGCAGGAGCACTCTTGGTCTTCGATATTCTGTACTACTTTATCACATTCTAAGCATTTGAAAGGCATTGTTGGGTTCCTATAGTTCTAAGGATAAATTGATATATCTACAATACGTATGGTGGTTTGCATTGTAGCGGGGGATACGTCTCTTGGAACTCAGGAGACTCAAACACTGCCGTCATTTGATAGCCAGCTAGTTTATCGTATAGTTGTTCTTTATCGTTACCTGACCTGGTAAGAAAGTCAGATGGATATAGATGCTTAGGGTCTAGGTTCATTGATACGAATACAAATGAATCAGATAGTTGATAGCGAGGAGGGAGTCCCGATGGAGGTATTAAGGGGTCGTATGGAGGATCAGTGTTAGCAGGTAGAATAGGTATCAGGTCTAGTGTAGATTTGAATATATTAAAGAATGTATTAGATTCTATAATAGGTATCAATTCTTCTAGTGCGTCTACCATAGACAGTGTTTCGGTATAAGCTATAGTACCAAATTTATCATTAGGTATATCACGTATTCTTTGCGATAAGGATATACCGAATAAGATTCTACGCTTGCGAATAGAAGCTCTACGGGTAACTCCTTCCATTAAGGTAGGATGAATAGTCAGCCATCTTTGTCCCATAGAGCCAGGTACTTTACCTTCTGGTAGGATACTGATTTCATCGCTTTTTACGCCTATTGGAGGGCTTGCTTTTAGGCTGCTTTCTACTATCTGTAGAAGCACTTTGGATACGCTCATATACTGCCTTTGCTTCCACTATAGCTATGTCGTGTGCTTCTCTAACCCACTTACCTGCATTGTCAGGAATGATAGGTCTAACTTTATCTACTTCATCTACATAGGGTAGAGTTAGTTTGACAGTTAATGATCCAGGTCTGATCTCTTGACCCTTAACTACGTAGTATCTATGATTAGCTACTGATCCAGGACGAGTAGATGCTACTAGAGCACCAGTTCTTATATTGGTATCAGTTATTCTACCAAGACCAATTAGGGTTCTAGCTCCTCTAGCTTTAAGAATTGCCCAGGCTTTCTCTGCTGCTTCTTTCTTAGGATTAGGACTTCCATTCTTTTCTAATCTAGCAAGAGTTCTAGCAAATATGGCTTTCCACAATCTATCTTCAGCAGGAGTTAGGAGTCCTCTGTTCCTCTTGCCATCTATTGCATACGTGCCTTTTTCTATAGGAGATAGAGGCTTATATGCATGAGTAGAGGGGGCTAATGGTTTCCAGGTATTACCTAGATCATCGACACCCCTCTTAGCTCTTGCCCAAAATGACCGATTAAGTCTTAGCATAAACTGTTGCATAAGGCGAGCACGATATGCTTTATATACAGATATATACTTAGGTACTTTACCGTTAAGAACAGCTAATGGTATTCCGTGTCTATCGAGTGCCATATATTACTTTCATTTCAATTGTATAAGTAATATATCAATTAGGTAAATGCTAGCTTATAAGCGATAGTGAAGGATATACATATACCATCTTGAATTAGTGAAATTTACTTCACTACTTATTGTTTGATATATTCTGTTCCATGTTCTTTATAAGCTGTAGTAAAGAAGTTTGAGTATTGGTTACTTTTTCCTCAATACGACTTCTTACTACATTACTTTCTATAGCACTATCATTTAGAGCATTTAGTAATTGATTCTGCATCTTCAAAGATTCGGCTTGTAATCTAGATGTATCTTCTATGGTTGACATCATTTCTAGTTGTCTATGTACTAGTGGTGTAGCTATATTATCAGCAGACCAACTAATCATATTCCATACACCGTATACCATTACTCCTAACAGTACTGTAGCTACTCCTTGTGTCTTAAGTATTTCTAACATCCAATTGTGCCAACCAGTTTTGTCTTCATCTGTCATTGATGTACCTCATAGCCAAAAGAATGGGTAATTTGGTGATAGGAATTGCCCACTCACTGTTGATGTTGATGCATAAGATAATACTCTAGTTGGGTTTCTATAGAATCTAGAGTCTGTTACATATGATTGAACATATGCTCTAGGTCCAGAAGATATAGCATTTAGGAATAATGTCCCTTCTCTATATCGTTCTAAAGTTTCTATACCATCTGCATACTCTGTTTCGTAGAGTGGTTCATTTCCTCTACGTCTTGATATATCATGGCAGGCCCAGTAAGTAGCAATTTCTCTAATTCGTGGAATTTGATACAATGCTTGTGGTGTGAATCTAGGAGCAAGATACTCCATGATTCGACTTGTCACACGTTGGATTACTTCTGAAAGAAAGTTACTATCTGTGGCATTGGAGCATGTTCCTGGTAGATAGTTTTCATCAGCTATTACTAGGTCATCTACGTGGAGTTTCCATCCTTTGTAGGATAGGAGTCTTTCGATTTCGCCTAATGATGTGAATGCCGCTGCTGCTCCTCCAGTAATTGTGTGATCTGGTACGTATGGAGGAAATGCCATTGGTGATCCTTTGTAATGTGGGTGGTAGGTGTCCCTACTTAGAGTTACGTAATCTACGCTATCTAGTAGGGACACCTAGGAACCCATAAGGTTTAATATATCAATGTGATATATTAGAATACGACTGTTGCGTAGTATACCGCAAGAGGTTCAGTAATTACAGGAGCACCATTATAGAGCATCTTAACATCAGTCTTTGGAGGATCAATGCTACGCTCAGTGCCCATACCAAATCCAGTAACTAACTGGCTGTTACCTTGGAGAAGGTTCCATTGGATAGGCTCAGTTCCTTCAACCATTTCACACCATTCACCTGGAGGGGGAGTCATGATGGCAATGTTATCAGGAATGAATGGACGCCAGTTAGAAGCCGAGATCTGTTGATCAATTGCTTCCGATGTACCTGGCAGTACATAGCCTTGATTGTAGATGTGGAACTTGTAATCAGGAAGACCACGGAAGATTACAGTCACACCAGTATCAGGAAACTTCTGCTCAGGACCAATCGCAGTCGATGGGTTGAGTGTATCGAAGATCTTATATACTGAACCACCAACTGCTTGAATCACCGAGTTGGTGAACAAGTGCTTACCAGTAGTACCGTTAAGCCATACGTCGGTAATGCGGCGACCATTCTGACGAGCAGCCAACATTTGGATGTCGAAGAATTGATCAATAAGGTTAGCCGAAGGATCAGCCCAACTAGTAGCAATGATGCCACCGAGGTTGGTCTTGTTACTGGCTGGCACTTTGGTATCATTAGTGACACCGCCAGCAGTGGTATCGGTGGTTTCATCGAGAACCATCAATTGACTACCAGCAGCAGCAGGACGTACACGCCATCCACCACTGAACATACGAGAGGCCATGAATTCATGGCTACTTGTCATACGGGTTTTCAGATAGCGGATTTGGCTGGTGAAGTACTGTTCACCACGTGATCCTACAGGTTGGCTGTATGGTTGACCAAGATTACGAGTACCAAAGATTTGAGCATCTTCAATACCGATCTTGTTATACATACGAGGAACGGTAATAGGTACCGATCCAATTGGTTTGCGATTAATGTCTACAGGTGGAGCACCTGGAGCAGTGAATGGCGACAGAGAACGAGTGCCATCGAATATATCATATTGGCCCGAATTGCCATTAATGATTTGAGTACGTACAGACGGGTTCATACCCAAACCATAGTACTGACAAATGGTATTTCCTGGTGCGTGAATCCTGCGAATAGTTCGCAAGATAAAAGGTACACGCATCATTTGTTGATAGGATAGTCCAGTTGGCATAAATTAAGATCCTTGTGAGTATTGTACTTATAATATCAGTATAAGTATCTAAGTGAGTGGTATTATCGGCCAGACAATGGAGCAGGGACATATCCCATGAAGTCATCAGAGAATCGGAAGGAGTATTTGAACGCCTTACGAACAATGAGACCGGAACCAGTGGTAGCAATACCATAGGTCGAGGATGCACCAATTACTAGTGCTGATGGATTGACGTTACCACCTACCATAATAGTAGCTAGGAATCGGTCAGTATTTACACCATCCATTTGCATATTCAACCCAAGGAGGGTAAGGATGCCTGCTGGTTGTTCCGATCCGTCTGATCCACCAGTTACGAATGGAACCCATTTTTGGGTAGCAGTTAGTTTGGCCATGATAAGACCTGGACGTAGTACAGTAGTGTCTACTGTATTACCAACGTCACGGGATGCACCGTCAATAAGGGCATGAGTAACGAATAGGCAATGGTGGGGAGATCCGTAGATCATTCCCATGTTGTCGTGTTCTGCGGTATAAGCAGCTACACCCATTCCAGGACCAATGCCATAGGCATTATACGAAGCTAGCATGTGTTTTTCCTTGTTCTAAGTAACTAATGGTTGTGGTCTATTCTGAGTATAGAATAGTTCCAGCTATGTAGTAATTGTGATATATTAAATATATCCGTCAGCAGCTAGGGATGCTAGTGCTTTGTCCATATCTGCATCAGACAGATCATCCGAGGGTTCATCATTAATCTGAATTGCTGCATCGTTAGGAAAGCTACTGGTGTTAGCTTTCTTAGTAGGAGGTAGCGTCTCTAGGGCAGAGAGGGTAACTTCGAGAGGATGGTTTTCGATTCCACCACTAACAATGGACATTTGGAATTCAACCTTGTTGTTAAGGTTTGCATCTGCCCATTCTTTGGTTACAATACCAGTAGCTACCAGAGCAGAGATACGCTTCTGAATAGATGCTTGGGTGTCAGTGACAAACTTGTTCTTGAAAGCACCAATGACTTGCTGAAGCGAGTTAATGGTCTTTTCTTTCTCAGCGACAATAGCCGACATATCGGTAGTGTCTGGGGTCTTCGGAGCAAATCCGAGATCGAGCATGGTAAAGGGCTTGCTAGTAGCAGGATTAATTGCTTTGGTTCCTACTAGTGCGTTTGCTTGAGCTTCAGTTAGAGCCATATCGTTGTCTCCTATAGACATATAAATAGGTACTGGTTCAAAGGAGTCTGATACTCCATCTGGTAATTGATTAGCAGCAACTAATAGATCATGCATGAATGTAGATGCATTAGTTCTACTTGGAAGATTGATTTTACATTTACGAAGAACTGTTTTAAGTTCTTCTACAATGGATTCGTCACCTGATCCAGGCTCGTCTGAGTCTTCGACCATTGACATATTAACAATTGTACTCTTGTCGAATGGAGACTGATCAGGCACTACTGCATAGTTCACAATTGCGACATGCATAATACCGTCTGTCCATGTTCGACCTAAGCCGTCCTCGAATGAATCAGTAATAGATACTGATACTTCATCATTGGCATGAGATACTTTATATGCTGGTGACGTACTATCTGTTATATCGCCAGCAGCATCTAATTGACCATAGAGGGTTGGAGTACCTTTCTTATTTGGGGCTACCCAAAATTGCTTCCAGTATCCAGCATTATTAAATGCTGATTCTGGCTTGTTAATAGCTATTTGTATCTCTCCATCGGTCATAGGCTTTGCAGCCTTATTGTGATCGAATGGTGCTGGAATCTTTAGTCCAGAAGCAAGCATTTCGTTAGATACATTAGCTACTTTGGTGAGATACTCTGTATCAAAATCTTTACGCATACGTCCTTTATTAGTACGTACATTGTATTGATTCTTAGGAATGATCTCTTTTGTAATTAGCATTTTATTCCTTTAGTATGATATATCCTTATCGACAGAGGATAGATCGGAGAGGACGAATTGCTCGAAGTCTTGCTCGTAGTGATTGCAGATTACTACGAATCCTTGGAGCTAGTGTAGGCACTTGAGTACGTGGTAGTATTGTAGTTACTGATGGTACCGAACTTACATAAGTAAATCGTACTACTTCTTGATTTGCTTGTATAGGATATTGTGTTACAATAGTAGGAGAAGGAATTACCCTTGTTCGTACATGAGAATGAGATACATTATGTACATGATTATGATAACCACCATACATATTGTGGTAATGGTCATTCTCTGCAATAACTTGTCCGTCAGTCATTCCTGCGGTACTATAGTGATGTACTAGTTCGGCATGTTGCCTAGCTGTTAATCCATCTTGGTTGTACCATTGGCGAGCCTGTGTATCTGTTACTGCAAATATAAGCGTACAGATTACTAAGGCCATTAGTAAGTTCTTCATTTGGGTTCCTTTAGTGAATCGACTAGTTTGATGAAATCATTTATGTCCATGAAACCTTCATGGATCTTAGAGCATTTGTTATTGTCACATACTTGGAATCGAGGTACAGCATGAGTAGTATCTAGTACCTGTTCCACTTTCCATTCATGTAACTGTGGACGAATTTCTCTTAACCATCTTTCACAATGTACACATCCGGGACGTGTATACATTGTGATTGTACCATTCTTAACTTTTGATACTATATTAGTAGTGTTACCAGATAATCCTTTAACAAGTGCATCTATTACTAACTTTACATTAGCAGTAGATGATAACTTATTCTCAGTAACCATTGAGGATAGCTTAGTATTCAATGGTACTCTGAATACTCCATTCCAATCTTTGTATGGAGGACTTACTTCTTTCATAGAGGCTACTAGTGCTTGTCCTATTGTCTCTTTGATCTTGCTCACCTCTACTACTTCTGAAAGAGATAGAGTGGTGAGGGCTTCTTTGATATATCGTACTGTGATTGGATCAGATAGATCGGTAGATGCTTTTTGTCCTATAGATACAAGGGCTTGTATATCTATAGGAGTTGGTTGTCCTACTGGAGGATTATCGGGAGGATTATCGGGAGGATTATCAGGATCGGTAGTAACTCCTTCTATTACTACATATATCTGTTGTAATCCTTCTTTGGTTCTAGCTCGAATACCAAATCTATCGCCTTTGTTTCCTAATAGATTATAGACACCCTTATCATTGGGTTTCATATTCTTAGGAGGGTATAGTCCTACTGTCATACCATTGAAGTCTATGAGAGTAGTTACTTCAATTTCTGTGTCTTCTAGATTATCGAAGACTAGAACTACACCAGACTGTTGTCCTGGATTTAATCCTACTGTTTGTATTACTACCCCTTCATCTTCCTGATATACTATGGCATCATCAGCAGATAGGAATGTAGCTTGTATTGCTTCGTATTGTAGTTTATCTTCAGCGTATAGAGGATTGACTAGAAGTAGAAGTATTAGTGTGATATATGATATATTACGCATAGATCAGTTCATCCTTTGCTAATTTACCGATTACTTCGGTCATATCAAATAGACCGTATCCTGTAGCAGGATCATGTCCAGGAGTTAGTAGATCAGTAGCATTTGCTTGAATAAATGCGTTTACTGATTGTACTGATGTCCAGGAAGGCAAACCGCGAGATCGGGCTAACGATATAATAAGAGCAAAGCATCCAGCTACGAATGGGGTAGCCATTGATGTTCCACTCATTAGCCGGTATCCGCTACCAGTATTACTAGTAGATAGGATATTTTGTCCAGGTGCAGCAATGGTCATTTGCACTCCACCAGATGAGAAGGTTGCGGGCACGCCTTTCTCAGTTAGAGCAGCAACTACTTCAGATTCTCCAGCACGAGCAGGGTATCCGATAGTGTTGGATGTTCCATTGAATCCACTATTACCAGCAGCAGTACATACTACTATGCCGTGCTCATATGCTTTTTTAATAGCATCAATGGTAGGTTCGTATCGTGATCCACCACCAAGGGAAAGTGATATAACATCTGCACCTTGTTCAATTGCCCAAAGGATGCCTGCCGCTATTCCTGAAGAAGAGCCTGATCCTTGATTGGATAGGACTTTGCCTATGATTAGGTCTGCTCCATGGGCGAGTCCGATGTCTTCGTCACGAGCTAAGACTGTACCTGCAACGTGCGTGCCGTGTGCATTTCCGTCTACTACCGATTGTCCTGATATAAAGGACTTAGAAGCAATAGGTTTAGGTAGTACCGGGTGATCTGCGATACCTGTATCTAGTACCGCTACTTTTACACCTGAGCCATTTGATATATTACGAATGGGACGGTATTTGGATCGCGGTAAATGCCAGGTTTCTGTTGCTAGCAAGAATAGATCATTACCTACCATTAGATCAGGTGGTAATGTTACAATTGGATCATACATTTTGGGTTCCTTATTTGGTGTTTTATATCATTTCTGAAAGAGATGATATTAGCAGGATATTGTGGGTATGGTGTGTGGTTGCCATAGCATATTTGTATTAGAGAATAGTGTACTTGTATCTGATATATTAGTAAACATTACACTCCAAGAATAATATCCATAGGTTAATGTAGTTGTTACTGTATTTGGTAATTGGAATCTAGCTTTCCATGTACCATTGCCGTTATCAGTTATTGTACCTGATACCGACCAAGATACTGTAGGATCTCCTAGATTATACCCAGTAAATAGTGTAGTACAGTTTACTAGTATTGCTCCTACCGGGGGAATGAAATCGAATACGAAATCATTACCTAATCCTGTAATATAGTCATCGCCTATATATAGGGGACTAGGTAGTGAATATGATATATTAGATGTTCCGAAGAATATAGGAGCAAATAGCATTATGAATACGCCTTTGTACTAATAAGAGTACCTCTACTATCTACTGTTACTATCCATGTTTCTATAGCAGATGCACCTGCTGCAATAGGATTAAGTAGTCTAGGTATCTTGCTTGCATCGAGTGCCGCTGCCGTTGCCTGGGTAGCGGCTATCTCGCTGCTCAGATCGAACCCAAGTCCAGTAATCGCATCTTCCCAACTCGCAGGCTGCGTGGCTCCAGCAAACACAGACACCGACGTACCATCTGCCGTGTCCCAGTTGCAGCGATACCTGCCTAGGTTTGGTGCTGGGTCCTCGACTAACTGCACCTTGTCAGCAACGTAGTTGGCTAGGTCTGCGTCGGAAGGGAACGCATAGATCGTAGCTCCAGTTGGGTAGTTGGTTACTTCAAGCGGAATGATCGCCATTATGAATAGTCCGTGAATGATGAAAGGTCAACGGTTGCCGGTGAATAACCGCCACCAAGCGAAGTCATGGCTGAACCGATCTCAGTGAGCAACAAATGGTGACAAGCGCCTTGTCCCGCAAATGTCCAGTGACATACGAGCACTGGGGCACCATTGATAACGACAAACGCCGGACTGCCTGAGTCCAGAGTGATTACCCGTTCGTACATAGTCGCGTAGGGAGCCTCGGCAGTTACCCACGCACCGATCCAATCGACAGGGCTCCTTGCGTACTGCAAGCTGTTAGCACAAGCCATTCGTTCATATTGATTGGTATAGATCAGCGGGATTTTCCACTGATGCCACGAGGGTAAATAGTTTGCGACATTGGCAGGTAGAAACTTGACTGGAGTTATCGACGCGGGCAAGTCAGCAGTGAGCTTTGCTATCTGTACGTCTTTGTCATATGTGACAGCCTCGGTTAGGTTGGCTACGCTTTCGACAGTACGCTCGACCACTACGTTATCCGCAGTAACAAACCGCAGGACGGTCCCGTTGGTCACACCAAAGTGCTTGGCGTGCAGAGTATGTCTCGGGCTGATTGCAACCCCAGCCCGGTATGCTGCACCAAGTGAGTTCCAAGGTGATACTGCTGTTGTGTCCAGCGACGCCACCCAACAAGTTGGATTGCGAGTGTAGCTAGATTCTGCATGATTCTGAACGGAAAATAGAGGCATGTCCGCAGCAGTCTTTCCGCTAATCAATGCGGCAGTTTGATCTGATATATGAGCAGCAAGCGAACCCGTAACGTAGCCTCGAAGCTCGTCGTAAACATTGTCGTTTATGCGAGTCATGTCGAGCGTAGCTAATCGTCCTAGCCACGGATGTCGAGCCAGTATCCTGCATGTCCCGTTACTTAACCGACTGACACGATTGCCGCTTAGTGAGCCAGTTGCATCGAGCAGACTAAGTGCAACGTCATCGTTTGTACCAAGTATCCCGATGTCGTAATATGGATCGGAATAGGCTGCCGTGACGGTACGAATCTGTACGTCAACTGATGTAGAATTGACTACGCCACCACCATTGTCGATATATCCAATTCTCGGTTGCAACTGAAAGTCGAACTCACGTTGTGTTGGGGGCCTGAATGTTTGTCCGACTCCAGGCTTAAAGGTAATCATGCTATCCTCTCGCATGTAGCGTACATATAGACAGAGGCAGCACTGGTTGAGCCTGAGCGGGGCACAGGTGTTAGATCCATTACTGCTGCGGATAAGTCGCCAGCGTTGGTAGTACTTTTTACGACGATACTCATGTTTGCATTAACGGTAGATAGGTTCTGGTTCGCAGCAGAGAGATTCGATAGCAGACCTGTTAGTCCTTGTACTGCATTGGTGTATTGCAATGTGGATTCGAGTAGCAACCCAGTCGATGCGTTGTGCCATCTGACCTGTTCTGTATGGTATAGGGTGCTGGCAACCAACCAGTCACGAGTGCCACCATATCGGAATTTTAGTCCGAAGTTTGATAGGTTCGATGTCTCGCCAGCAAACCATGCAAACGCCTCGATTCGGTACGTCGCCCCCAATGATCTGCGAAACGTGATTGACGTTAGGTCAGTAGCGCTACCAAGTCCTGGAGCAGTTACCAGCGAAGCTAGATACAGGTTCTTTCTCTGCGGAATCTGCTTAAGAAAAACTCCGCCTAGAGTTGTTCCATCGCCCACAAAATACTCTTGCGTGTCCCATGCGTAGGCAATTTCGCCACTCTTGAGAACCGTGGACAATACGTTAGCAGCGGTGTCGTACATATGCTGCCAACGACCAAGCACGTCACCATTTGCATCGGCAGCCACTACGCCGTTTGCCTGATTGGGTGCACGCAGTAGATCTAGGTTAGGAGTGTATTGTATTGACGACATACTTAGCTCAACTGGATTAGAGAGGGGTTACCAAACGTCGCATTTTGGGTGCGTGCTAGAAGGCATCCTGTGCCCATCCTGAACGTGCAAGAGCCTGCCGTACTCACTACAACTGTAATGGTGATGGTATGCGTTCCAGTGAATGCTGTCGTGTAAGGCAATTCGACACCATCTACTTTATAGGTGGCTACTTGTCCTGCCCCTGTTGTCGCGACAAATAGGTCGTAGATGGTCGCTGTGCCGGAATTTAGTGCGACTACGCACTCACATTCAAACGTACCTATTGGTAGGTTAACAGCCTGGAACACGTATCGCCTACCCACTGTGCAGCCGAATGTAAGCTTGGGCTCAGATAGTACATTTGTTCCTGAGATACCGTCTGTCCAGCCAGTAGGGCCAATGCCGGGACTTCCAGTAACGTACCCTGCCAACGACGCGTTGACGAACAACTCAGGATCAGCCGCCACACCTGCATCTAATGCTGGTACTAAAAATTGCATTTGTCTATTCTTTACTATTTGATATATCTAATTAGTTTGATATATTCAATTGAGGTATATTAACCTTTTTGGAATACTCGGAGTGTCCCGATGCTCCATGTTATTTTTACAAATGCAGCATTATATAGACGATTCATTCCATCTGCATTAGGCCAGCGATGAGTTCCAGTACCTTCCAATGTCACTACTTCTGAAAAAGATCCAGTCTTTACTGAATCTATTGCTACTGTGACTACTGCTGCACCATTACTTAAGGAGAGTCCTAGACCTACAAATGTTCCATGATCTAGAATCAGTGGGCTAGATGTTTGTAGCAGGGCTGCTTGTGTAGCTGGTGGAGTAAGTTTCGCGAGTCGTTGCATTGCAGACATGTAATATATCCTTATGTATGTTTAATTCGATTAGGCTGGAAGGACTATTACATTATCTATTACACATAGTACACCTGCTGCACTGGTATTGATTGCAAAGGTAGTATTACCAGTTACAGCTACTAGTGTAGCACTATATAATCCTGGTGTAGATTTAACAGCACCCAGAACTGTAGTGCCTCCAGATAGCTGAGCATTTACAGATCCGCCAGAGATAGATAATATATTAAATATCACCTTATATGAACTTGTAGGAGTTACTGTTATTGCTTGTGATAATGTAGAAGCACTTGCAGCAGATGCTCTAGTACATTGTCCATTAGCAATTGTAAAACCTAATCCTTTAGTCCATGATGCATCTGCATCGAATGAACCATTAGTGATAAGATTAGATGTATACAGTTTACTCTGTATAATATCTGCTGCTTGTTGTGGGTAAGCTAAAACAACACTTCGATCAAACTGAGCAGAAGTCAATCCTGCTATTAATCCTGAAAGAGAGAATTGCTTTATTAGATCGGATGCTTGTTGTGGAAATCGTAGGCATCCTTCACGTGTATTTAGAATGCTTGTAATTGGGTATGCTGACATTAATATATCCGATATAGGTTGTGGATATTGTTGGTGCGAAGATCGGGTAGATGATAGCGAATCATCATTATTCTCTATACCCGATGTGATATATCAATTACATAAACATTTGATATATCATGTATCAGAGCTACATGAACATTGTCATTACATGAACATTGTCATTACATGAACATTGTCATTACATGAACATTTTTAGGAGTTCAAAGATCAATGGAGCAATTTTGGTTAGGAAGTCAGCTAGGCCGCTCCAGTCAATTTGTCCGTTTGCACTAGCACGGTCTGCTGCTCGTATTTCTTGACGTACATTAGTGAGTACGATCATACGAAGGAGAGGACGACGACGAACAACATTCATTAATGATGCTACGTCTTCATTTGGATAAGTTGCGGTCAGTGCTGATTCAATAGCTGCCAATGCTGCTTCATCATCATTACGACCAAACAATTGAGCTTCTGCCATTTTCTGGGTTCCTTGTAGTGAATAGGGTATATAGTGGATATGTTAGCTTGGTACATTTCGTACTAGTATTTTAGCTGCAACATCGCAATCAATTGCAATTGTGCGTGCTGTGTCGCTACCTATAATAGCAGTACCAGGCTTTAATAGGACAGTTTTACCAGTTGCTACTACAACTGTTTGATTAGCAGGAGTGACACCAATAGCGGTTAGCTCTGGTGGTACATTTACGATTAATGTAAATGTAGCTGGTCCTCCAGTATCATTACGAAGGATTATGATATCACGACTATCATATGGAAAGGTTACACCGTTATCTGTGCCTGTTGCCATTGTGGTGTATGTGGCATCTGTTATATTCACACCAGTATTAGGTATGGATACTGTAGTAATTGCTGTACGTGCCATATTTTCTCTTTGGGATTGGGATGATATATCGTATGGATAGTGATATATCGTATTTAGATGTATTATACCTGATTAGGTATGTATGGAATCGACTATATAGAGATAGAAGATGATTCCATGAATTCCTATACGATGAGTACTCTGTATGGTACTATATTTGATATATTAGGAATTGTTGAGTGCTATCATTTGGGCGATAGCGTCTTAGGGGTGTCCCTTGCGTATAGTGTAACGGTATAGGGGCGAATCGGTCAAGAGGCATGTAGAGAGTATATACGAATAATTTGGAATTATTTTGTTATACGTTTCGGTATACCTCTCGACTGTCGCTTTATGATTCGCAGTACCCCTTGAATTAGTGAAATTTACTTCAGGGTATCTATCATTTCTGAACAGAATACTATGTATTCTATCATTTCTGAACAGAATACTATGTATTCTATCATTTCTGAACAGAATACTATGTATTCTATCATTTCTGAAAGAGATGATATATTAGTGTGATCCTGGTAGTCCATATGTTGGGATCATTCCTCCTCCTCTAGTTGTGGATACGGCCGAGGGCATTGCAGGACGACGCATTGGTAGGGATATTTTGGATGCCATAGTAGGTGTTATTTCTAGTGCGGCATCGGCTAGGATATCTACGGTATCGTCTTCTTCGTCTGGTAGTCCAGTCCAATTGAATATATCATCTTCAGCAGTTTCTGCCCAGGGGGTATTGGCTGCCATGTAGATTTGCCCATTTTTCATCATCATCTGTGCTGACAATGAGTTTTCTAGTTTATCCTTCTTACGTGTATTCTTTCGCACCGGCAGTCCTGCTAATTCAGAATATTGAGCAACTCCAATACCTAGACCATTAGCTTCTATTTTATTAAATGATGGTTTCCATTTAATATTTACATCTACTAGTGTTTCTACAATAGTAGGAAGTTCCTTACGGAATTTGTAGAAGTCTAGCCATAGTAATTGGTTAGTGTATGTTACTCCCCATACACCAATACAAGTAGATGATGGTTTAGATGATACTCTACCATCAGCAGCAGCAATTGCTTCATCGTCACCTGTTACGAATAGTCTAGCAGTTGCAGCAGCATCGGTTGTGGTGAATATGGTCTTTAGAGAGGAGAAAGGTAATATAATAGATTCTTGCATATCTACGTCTAGGAATGAGTATCCATGATCGTATACATTGATATATTGACCATTGATCCATTTACGCTTAAATCTAGCATTCTTACGAGATTCCCAATTACCGTCCTCAAGTCGTGATCTTTCATCCTCAGTCATCTGAGCAAGCATTACCTTATAATCCTTACCGTCAAGGTGAGGATTATCGTTTAGGTATGCAGGAATGAACTTGCGTTCTGGGTGGATGCCTACCCAATTTATTTTCTCTCCCTCTTGCATTGCTATAAGGGCAGCTTGTCTGGTCTTATATACTTTAGGGTCAGGTACTATTTGGAAATACCGTTTTACCCATGCAGGACCAGGATTCATGGCTGCTCTCTTACGTAGAGGTATTCTACGCTTTACAGAGCATATATGACAATCATCATGCCATATAGGAACACCATTTCCGTCTTTCTTATGGATAGGGCATACAGTAGCACGAATACGTGATCCCATGAATGTCCAGTCAGTCGAATCCGACCATTGACCTAATTCATCAAATTCTACTAGCTGATACTCAGCGGACTGGTATCTCTCACGAATTGCAGCATCACCAATATATCCCCATTGCAATAATGCTTCTGCTCCTGGTATGTCTGTTCCAGGGTATCTTGTTTTAAAGTGCCAGCAATGATCTTGTGCTACGTATCTTGCTTCACCTGATGATCTAAAAGGTTCGAGCCATTCTGCGACCCGTGGCATTAGTGATCCAGGCTGCTTTAAGTCAGTCAATTGACGACGAAAGACTATAGAAGCAAATCCTGGCATATCACAGAATCTTAGTGCTTCATATGCAAGGAAGTCAGAATTATGTGTTACTATAAATCCATTAGTAATATATAACCCATTAGGATTAGCTACACTTACACATCTACCTTTCTTTACTCTAGACTTCTTTATAGATTTTACCTTTTTATAGATAGTACAATTTCTAGATCTTAGTCTATTGACTTTTCTATTAAGACGGCATGGTACTATTTCATCTGGTAGTTTGATATATAATTCATTGGTATCAAACTCTGTAGCTACTCCTCCTAATGAGCCTACTAGAGTACATACGTCGGCCCGTAATTGTGGACTTACTGAACAATAGTATAATTGTCCTCTAGCATCTACATATCCATATGTATCCATTAATCCCTGAAAGAGAGCGGTTCTATCGGCTATTGGTGTATATAGTAACTCTTGTGGAATGAATTTAGTATGACTATGAGTGCCATTTAGATTAAGTAGCTTTAGACAATTCTTAATAAGTTTAAGGGAATCTCCTACGAATCTAATAGTTTTGTTACCATCATTTTTGGTATCGGTAGTTGTAGCGTATCCTTCTACTAAATACTTCCAATGATTTTCATAATCATCTGCTGAGCAAGTAAGAGTTATAGATACACCACCGATATACCCATCACCCAGTAATGCTCCTAATAAATAGGGATCAATAGACGTAGACCATTTATTAGTAAATTCTATTGGTTTTGATACAGGAATAAGTACCCAAGGAGTTTGAGATACTTTACCAGAAGATTGTAATGCTTTTTGGTGCCATCGTAGTAATGTTATAGTATCGACTACTTGTGCTGAATCTTGTCCATGATATCTAATACCATTAGCTTTAACGGAACGTCCTGATCTCCACGCAGACCATAGGTGTGTCAATGGTACTTCAATGGAAGTATCGTCATGGAAAGTTACTTTATAGCATTCTAGTTCTTCCCATCCTTTCCATTGTGTAATTGTAGATACTGTGCCATCTGGATTTGATATATTATCTCCTACTTGTAATTGTGTATTACGCTTGAATCCTGTAGGTGTAAGTATAGAATCTTCCTCACCTACAAATTTGCCCCCACCTAGGGCACCACCATATAATAGTTCCTTTACGTCCTGTAGCATCAGTGCAGCTAGTTGTTTAGGAGTAGGAACACGAGGGATATACTTAGACCACTTTATATTAAAGAGTCTTTCTATATCTGTAGCTGGTTTAGGATTGGGGTCTGCTCTAGGGGTAGGATCACTAATTGATATATCATCCTTCAGAGATTCCAGGGTGTACGCCGATTCCTCTACTTCTGAAAGAAAGGGCAATTCGTCTGTTATATCTTTAGCGGAGAATTCCTCGCTTTCATTTATTATATTTACGATGTCATCTGCATCTTTTATTGCTTGTGTTTTACCTGTCTTCTTGGGTGTGGGTGCTCGTTTCTTAGGTGGTACTTTTTTAGGTGGGGATGGCTTAGGGGGTATTTTCTTTGCGGGTAGTTTCTTTGCCATCTTGGTTCCTATTTGATATATCTACTGTCTTGAAGTAAATTTCACTAATTCAAGATGGTATAGGTATATTCTATAATGAAAGGGGTTTTACTTTTATTTAATACCCTAGAGATCGCTGACCATGCTAGCATTCGTGCTATCGTTGGTTAGGATTCTAGGGTATTGGGTTGGGTTGTACTTTAATATATCATTCATCGTCAGTTACGACTGACATATCAAACGACATAATAAGTGGATCGCTTGGTGTATCGTATTGTAGATGAGCTACAACGACATCATTGAGGGACGATACATCAGGAGCGGACATTTCAAAGTAGTCTACATAATCACCGTACATTTTGTACTTCCTTATTTTATCCTCCTATTTGGAGGTACTGTTGATAGGTGCCTAGATACGTTAGTAGGTAGTCTACTAGGAGATACGTATTGCAATGCACCATATAGAGCAATCAGCAGGGAATCTGCTACGTCATGTGTAATTGTACTCTTACCATTCCTATCTGTCAAGAAGGGAAATAGAGAAATAGCTAAATTTTTAGATATATTCTTATCTCCCCCAGTTTTACAATTTAGACGTAATTGCCATCTTTTGGGGGGTACGAGGTTACATGATATATTAAGTGCAGTTGCGATTCCTTCCCACTGTCCAATAGATCGTCCTAATTTTCTAGATGCACTCATTCCAGCCAGTAGAGCACCTGTAGAGTCTTTTCCCTTAGTACGAGAATTTACTACTATCTGTCCAGGTTCCTCTAGCCACATTTCCATTGTATTATCCTTAGCATTTTCATCTACTAAGGATTTATGTCTAGGCAGCGTACTGCGTACCTTATGCATAGACCTAGATAGCGGTACTACAGGTTGTGCCCTATGATTACTTAGAGCAGTTTGTAGCGGTTCTCCACCCCTAATCTCTGAAAGGAAAAGGAATATATCAGATAGTGTGTTGTGTGTAAATGGTAGTGCGTATGTAGTCCTATATGAGTAGGTATCTAGTACGGTTACTGCTCCTGACACACCTGGGTCTACTCCGATAATTATCATTTGATTGGCTTTGTAAGAAATTTAGGGGTAGTGGATCGTTCCATATAAGGAATCCCTTATGGGACTCCTACATACTGATTTTCTGTATTATCTTTATTTTCTTTACTTCCGCATCGCGATCTAGCTCCTTAGCATATTTTTCCAATATACCTTTTATATCATGTATTTTAGGATCGTTAGGAGCTAGATCATTTACTTCTATTTCTGCTTCTATTGTTACTATCATTAGCTTAGCAATGCCTTGAGTGGATCAGGTTCTTGAATTTCCTCTTTACGCTGAAGATCCAATTTCTTCCTATAGTTTTTAGCAGTTAGTGCTGCTGTTTCCGCAGTCTTCAATGCTCTATTAAGATATGCTACAAGGGCATCTGGTCTATTGTCTAGAGGCATTCTAGATGGGTCAAATAGGGCACTTGTTGCTCCTACCAATACCGCTTTCCATACCTCCCTTTCAAATGCATCACCTGAATCTGTCAATGTAATAGCTGTAGGGGGCTGTGCCTCTAATGCTTCAATGCGTTCAAGTAGTGCCTCTACTGTAGGACGTTGTGGATTATCAGATAATTTGCCTTGTAGATGATCCATGTTAGATTTAGCCATTACTAGGGTTCCTTTGGATTATATGATCCTATCGAGTTAGAGGGTATAATGATATATCATACCCAGGGGTGCATACAGTGTCTAAAAAGGAGTCTCTTAGGAGTCCCATGTGGATGCCTCATGTGACTAGAAATTTGCCTCATGGTGGCGTAGACGAGGACTCTCCATATGCCGGTATCCAGTCCCCCCGACTAGGGGAGGACCGGATAAGGGCGGGAATTGTCACATTACCGTAGTCGGTATCGTAGTTAACTAGTTGCCTAGAAAGTAGGCAGCAGGTGTATATATCATAGGCTGCTCAGAAAGTAGGCAGTATGGTATATCAAAGGTCGGACAGGTCTGACAGTTCCTCTACTTCCATTGTGCGGACTACTCTAGAGGTCACTAAGTATTCATAAAATGATATATCAAATATACGTACACCAACTAAGCACCATTGACGCCTACGGGTAGTGTCTTTAAGTATGGCCACAAATAGGGGGCAGTGTTCTAACAAGTAGTCGTGTGCTGGTCTGGTGAACAATACATTGTAACGGGCCATAACTCAATTCTCCTATATTAAAGTGTTAGGGGAGTGATAGTGTATAGGGCTAGCGATCGCTAATACAACAACCACCACCTAACGCTATAAAGGCTCCTCACATCGCGTACACTATGCGTAAGGGGTCAAGGGTCATATTCGTAGGGGTGTAGTATAGGAGCGATTGCCAAAGGTATCAAGGGGCGTTATCCCTGAAAGTAAAGGGAGGAAGGGAGCGTTACTCGTTAGGGTAGCAGTGAGTGACACCTAGGGTATTGCACCATTCACGATGAATGTCGGCAGCAGTGCGGGGAAGGGTGTTCTCCGTTAGTTCGTAGGTCAGGATACCTTGTAGGTGTTCGTTGGCAGTCACAATGATCTTCGTGTGTTGATCGCTAGGTGGGCCGAATAGTTCTGAGCGAGTCTGTACATTGTCGTATCGTTCCAAAATGATGGCAGGTAGCTGGTGGGCTACCTCAGTAGCTTCTACTTCGTTGGCACACTCAATACACTCCGAGTAGTTCTCTACGTCAAACTCATCACGATATGTAAATTTGTATAGCATCCTAGTACCCCTTGAATTAGTGAAATTTACCTCAGAGAAATAGGGTAGGTGATAGTTTGATATATCACCTACCCTAACAGATAGTTGGCAGGGTTTCGACCCCCTACAGCCTACGCCTACTCATCGGTTACTACTAACCTCCTAGACGCTACCCAACTATTCAGAGGCCGGTTTTGCGGTAGTTACTCCGCTTCAATCGTCGGTAGTTGCCTCAGACCGACTATGCAGGAACTACCCTGCATTGTTACTTGGCGGTACGCTTATTCGGTCCCCGCTTACCCTTACCCTTGACGGTATTCTTGCGGGCGTTTGAGGCTGCAATCGTATCGTCGTTGAGCAGGGCTGTGCAAATCTCAGCCATCTCTTTCATAACCTCACTACGTGACTCAGGTGAATCGGAATCAGCATAGTTTGCATGGCCTCTATCCCATCCGTGGGCACGGTTAGCTTCAATCTGCCAATGCTGAATCGGCTTGTCTTTGGCGTCGGTGCCATAGCCCTTGACTAGCACAGCGTCGATGGGATCTTTGACACCCATGCCATACGCGACCAGCATTGAAATCATCTGGTCTGCATTGGGCTTGTTAAGGCCGACTGTCGCGTATCGTCTGGCCAATTCATTGGAGAGCAGTTTGCCAAACCCCTTGTCGTTGGTCGTGGTAACCATCTTGGCAAGACGTTTACGGCCGGCAGGCTCCGATACCATCATGGCGACTAGCAAGTCTTTTAGGGACAGTTGTCCCTTACCCGTTAGGTCATTGCAAAACTTAGGGATGATCGTGTCATTGGCGTCGCGTAGCAAATTGAGCGAGTCTGCCAAGTGTGGCACCATCGTCAAGAACCAAAACATTACGTCAGGTTTGTTGGGGCGACCACCTTTGGACATATAGCCGTATACTGCGGGAGCACTGGCGGTCTCTGGTTTGCATTCTGTACGCAAGTACCATCCTTTGGCAATCTGGCCTACGTCGGCATGGGTTAGACCAGACTCGCTAATCCACTGCTTGATCGAACCGATCATTTGCAGGAAGTCGGCATAGTCCGCTTCTAGTCGAACATCATCCATCTTCAGGGTAGCAGTTTCAGGTGCATTAATCACCATTGTCACTTGCAGTAGGTCGCCATACTTGGCCCGATACTTGTCGTCGTCTGATCCGAGGACAAAGCCGGTTTCTTTGTCGTACTCGCCCACACGACGATCGACAGGTTTGCCGTCTTTATCGGTCGTTGGGGGTAGCATCGTCGGTAGGACAGTCTCATAAACTAGACCATCCTTTTCGTAGTAGTAACCACCCAGCGAGTAGTCCAGTTCTTCACCATCCTCCTCGACAGTTTGCAGTCGCTCGATTCCTTCAGGGGAGTCTGCCTTTACTTCGGCTTTAGTTGTGGGGTCGATATAGGGACGACCATAAATGCCGTAGTGGATGTCTTCAGGGAAAAATGCCAATGCTGCTCCCATGCCTGAGTGGCCTCCATTGGCCACTTTTCCAGCCTTAGTGAGTACCCAGTGAGTACACGAGGAGTCATAATCAGAGCGGAACAAGAGGGCTAGCAAGAGATAGTGCGAGTCTTTTCGATTGCGGTTTGCACCATTGGCGGCGAGCCACGAACGGAGCATATCGCGTTGAATATGCACTCGGATTGCCGCTTCACTGCCGTTTGCGACGGCATCATCGAAAATTGGTAGGTAGGCGTCAACAACGGCCTCACGCAAGATTTCCATTGACAACGGCCTATCGTCGATGACCGCCGAAGTCTTGAGCACTTCATGACGGAAAGCGTCGGCGTCGGCTTGCGATTCCGACACCATACGCAAATTTGCAGCGTCTAATCGTTCCTCCGAAGCAGTCTTGACAGGTGCTGCGTCAGTCTTAGGGGTGGTGGTCTTAGTGGTCTTAGCAGGGCGAGCAGGTGTTTTAGCAGTCATTTTTCGGGTTCCATTGTTTAGGCCCACAATAGCAGGCCAGGTGAAATTGTTTGTTCGACTAACGATAGACGATACGGGTTTTGCCTCATGGCATGATTCAGCATATGCGAAAAAGGCAGTATGCCTACGTTTAGTCTATGCCCACTACTAAGCAGTAGGGGGTATAGTTTGCCGGATACTCTTGCGGCATAGTCATGAGTAGGGAAGTCTACCAATACCGCGTATTCATTGTGCTTTACAATCAGTAGGCATTGTGGTAGCTCTTGCATAATCGTGACTAGCTGCAAGGGGGGAGGGAGTGAGGTTAGTAGCTCACTTAGTCTTAGTTTCCCATTGTATCACTTCCTATGGTAATATATTAAATTGTCTCATTTTGAGACTGCTAACTATCGCTAGCAGTCTCAACATTGCTCCACTAACGATAGGAGCGAACGGGCTGAACTCTGAACCACAGCTAGGGAGCGGATTGTACGCTGCCTAGATTCTATCGTATGGCCGATAGTGCTTTAGATTGTAAAAGAGCGGCGGTCGTCCTCTCCCTTACATTGCAAGGGGGAGGGCTAGCGTTGGGTCACTCGCAATCACTGCGATAAACCCAACAATGTTAGTTAGACTATAAATCGGTAAATGGTGCAAGGGGGCTACAGCGAATATATGAAAGAATATCAAAATAGTTTTTTCGTCCTATATAGAGTATTGTATGGCAATTTGTCGCACCCGAATGGGGGGTATGTAGGGATGGGCTGGAGGTAATATATTCCCTTGCAAATATCGTGCCAAAATGCTTACCACCCACTAGAGGGTCCATCGTCAGGAAGGGGCCTAGAATGCATCAGATTGAACGCTATAGGGCGGCCCCAGGGAGGGAGGATATATCGGAATAGTGCGATATATCAAATAGGGGAGCGGCAATACGTGAATTGGAATACCGGAATTGGAATTCGTGAATTGGAATTCGTGAATTGGAATTCGTGACTTCCAGGTCGGTGGGAAAGGAAAATAAAAACCCAAATTACGACCTTATTAACGGAGGTATTTAATATATTAAAATATGCCCGCTTGACCGTTCAAGCAGGGCCTCAAGTAGTTTAATATATGTGGTGCAATGTGGTATGTGTAATGGGTGTGGTATATAGGTATATAAGGGATGGGTAGTGAATTGTAATAATGATAGCATATGAGCTATCGCAAATGTGGTGTAATTGATATATCAAAATAGACCCTATACCTCGCACCCCTTACTTCTGAAAGAGAAGATAGGCATGTAGGTAAGGGTCTATTTTGGGTCGAAGGTTATCTGAAGGTTATCAATTGTACTTTTCAATTGATATTGGAACTATCAAAGTCACTTATTTGGTGACTTTGATATTGTAATTATCAATTGTGCTTTTCAATTGATATTGTAATTATCAAAGTTACTTATTTAGTGATTATTGGGATAGGGTGTGGTGTAGTCGGGGAGGGGTAATAGGTTTCCGTTCTCGTCTCTGTCACCGAGTAGGGGGGATACGAATTGTGATATATCGTTATCTCCTAGTAGCCAGTCAATGCGAGCTAGTGCTTCTGTTACTTGTCTGGTATGATTCTTTTCTTCGTCTGTATACCAGAATAGTTCTCTTTCTAGTTTAGTATCGTGAGTGTGCCAGGGTATGAATAAGAACTTGGCTTGATCTGGTGTTAGGTCAAGGAGTCTAGTAGCTTTCTCCATTACTGTTTCTGTTGTGCTTCTCTTTCCTTCACCACATATCATTGCGGTGAATCCAGCTACACATCCGCATGTACCGCATTCTAGGGTGTTATTAGGATGTAGAGTTGCTGATGCTGGTGTATACATCCATCCACCATAATCGAATTGTGAATCGTGTATAGTGATTGCTGTACGTACTGCTAATAGGATTTCTTTGTTCATTATTGTTCTCTATGGAATTGTTAGGAATTTGATTACGGTTGTTATTAGTAGATACCAGATGTACGAGCCACCTAGTATCATTACTACAAATGTTATACAGCCTATTCGTGTATCTAGCATCGGGAGTCTCGATATAATAGAATGAATAGGGTTAGGATGCCGCATAGGCATAGTAGGATCAAGGTTATCAAGGTGTATACTAGAGTCATTAGTTATCCTTATTCTGGTAATAGGGTGCGTACTGCTACGGCTTCTGGATGATACTTCTTAATTGTTGGCATTAATTCTTCTATCTGTTCCTCTGAGAAGAACCAACCACCACGCCTTGACCACGATGGAGTTGCTTGAGGATGTAGGAATCTGAAGCCAATGAAGTATGTAGGTATGTCGTTGCGTACTAGTTTGATTACGTAGAGCATTTGATATATTAATCCTCTTTGTCTTTGATATAGGACATACGTAATTCGTCTTTGTCTACTGCTTCGTCAATAGAGATACCAGCAGTACGTAGAGCTTGAAGGGCTTTCATCATTGTTTCTAGTGATGCTCCTGTTGTTGATGCCTGTGGTGATGATGGTGCTGTAAGGGCAAGTGATCGGTCTTCCTCTGATTCGATTAGCTTAGAGGTTGTAGATCTGTCAAGCCACTTCTCAGGTGTTTTCTTAGCCATTGCACTCTCAGCACAATGACGAGCTTCTGCTGCCCATGATCGAAAGAGCATGTAGAATTTGTAGTATTTCTTAGATACCTTGAGTTTGCCTTTCTGTAATAGCGTTTCTATGGTGCCAGGAGGATAGCAAAGGGCTGCGTTAATGGTGGCAAGTGAAGCACCTGTTGCAGCTAGGTCTTCGATCTTACCTAATATATCAGGATCATTCATGATCTTGGTTATACGTAACTCTTTACGTTTGATTGGTATTGATGGTCTACGTGGTAGAGATCGGTTAGGCTTAGTCTCTATGCGTTGTACCTGTGGTGTAGGTTTGAGATTAATGATCTGATGATCTTCTACACTATGAGACTGAGTATTTGTTTTTGGATTGGACTTTCTTGACTGGACCTCTTTTGGGGATGATCTTTTCTTTGGCATATGATTCTCGATATATTAATGGTGGTGGTGGGGGAGAGGTAGATAAGGCATCGAACACAGGACATGGATGGTGTCTCTTATCTTCTGGTGGTAATGATGGATCACCATTGATATATAGAGCTAACTTAGGTATTGGCTGTGGTTGTCCTTCCGTGTATCCTAGTAATGCCCATGTTAGGTTATAGCGTAATCGTATACGGTAGTTCCATTGTGCTACTGCATATGGAGGACGGGTCAGTATCATTGGATATCTGCTGTAGTCATTTGATAGTAGTGGTACTACTATCGGGCAGCGAGATATAGCCATGTAGTCAGTCCATTCGGCTACTATGTTATATTTAGTCCAGTATTTGAGAGATAGTAAGTGAGGGGATAGTTCATCATTGTGAGTATTGTCGGGCCATGCTCGTTGAAACTCCCACCGTGCCCATTCTTCTACTGAATTAGGGTAATGGTCAGGTAGATAGGAAGGGATGTTATCAAAGGATTCGCTTGGTAAACCTTTTGTCTTTGTACCGTATTCTGATGATACGTTACATTTGTCATCTAAGATTACTACTTCAGTTGGCCAAGGCATTTCGTTACCTCTGAAAGAAAGGAGAGATCATATGGTTTAATATATGATCTCTCCTGGTGATGTGGTTGATTAGGTTGTGATGTCGTTGTAGATATGTTGCCAATTATACTTAGTAGTGATTAAGGTTACTGATGCCTTTTCAATATTACGAATCTCGACTTTATATGTATTACATAGAAAGCTGATTCGATTGTACAATTTAAGTGTTAGTGGGGTATTTGCTGCTGGTAATCCAATTACCATACTTTGCTTGTCTCTGAGAGAGTAGTAAGTGAGGTCATCAACTATTGGACCTAGTATGGTTTTTATAATATCTAGTTCAGTTGGTTCAGGACGTGAGACTACTTCTACACGAGTTGATCGGGCAAATGATATAACGGATGGATCATCTACTTGATACATCATAATATCGTTGGTATTGGTAGGGTCTTCGATATTATGAATATGTCTAGGATGGGTTCCATAATCAGTAGGGAATCTTCCATTCTCTGCGATTACTACCCATTTCTTTCTTTCTGGTGTATATGCGATGGATTCGTGTGACATTACGCCATTGCGTAATGTTAATGCCCATGATCCGTCAGTAGGTATTACTGTTGCTCCTAGTAGGGAGTTAAGAATTGAAGGCCCCTTGCATGGTTGCTTTTCGGGTTTATGGTTTCCATAGGATTTAGCTAAGCATTGTACGGTATTTGTCATTTGAAGATTTCCTTGTGCAAATAAGTGAAGTGGTATGTTGTATGAATACATTATTTCATTTTGTAATGATTTAATATATTCATTATCTGGTACTATTCCTTTGGAATGTCCGAGACATTCTCCGTTAAATGTGACTCTGTATCCGAGGGGATCTGGGGCGATACCCATACTATCTTGTCTCCATGTTGAATTGCTGCTTGTATATTAGCTAATCCATATTTGACTAGAATACGTAGTAGCTTAGTACGGGCAAGGTGTAGACGTTTGGCTGTATTCTCTACTTCCTCCATTACTAGAGGCTCTAAGTCTACTGGTGCTCGTTGTTTATTGCAATGCTTGATTGCCATATATTACTTTCTAAAGTAGATAGGGGCTATGTGGTTAATAGCCCCTATGTGGTGAATGTGGTTACTTGGATGGACGAGTCTTACGAATAAATCGTTCCCATTCCTCTTTCTCACGACGAGCAATCTTCTCACGCTTCATGTTCTCACGAAGACGTTTGATTTGAATGGGGGTAAGGGTTGCTTTGCCGATACCTCCTGCTAGGGTGTGCATGTTGCGTACTGGATTCTTTACAGCACGTACTGCTTCTGCTGCCATGTCCATTGTCAACGCTTTCATAATGTGTCTCTTTCTAATATATTGGAACTAAAGGGAACTAAAGGGAACTATTATTTCAGCATTTCTGCTAATTGTTTGGGTGTTTTTACTATCTCTACAGGACGTTTGTCTCCTATTGACATTGCTATACAAATAAGTGTGACGCAGTATTCGTAGACTTCTCGTTTAGAAGTAGCATTAGCAGCATTAGCAGCATTAGCAGCAGCATAAGCAGCATAAGCAGCACTAGCAGCATAAGTAGCATCAGCAGCATAAGTAGCAGCATAAGCAGCACTAGCAGCACTAGCAGCAGCATTAGCAGCATAAGTAGCATAAGTAGCAGCATAAGTAGCTAATATTTGTGCTCCATGTGTGAATACTCTTGCTCTTAGTATTTGATTTTCTAATGTTGTTACTGTTCCTGGTAGTTCCCAGATTAGAGGAGTGAATAGTTCAGAACGTAAATCGTCAGGCATCGAATCATTACATTTGATAATGAATCCTCGTAGTATAGGACATACACAGGATGGTCTATCATCTGGAATTTCATATCCAGATACTATTGACACTGCTGTCATTAAGCAGGCAGAGTCAATACCATTTCCAGCCCCTCGGCAAAGTTTAATTGTACGCATTATATTACTTTCTTAATTTGATGTGGTGAATGTGATGAATGTGGTTAGTGTTGATCGTGGTTAGTTGGGATACCTTTGGCGGAATCTAGGAGCTTCTGTGCTCGTTCGATTAGTGGGTCTCCTTCTGTTAGGATTGCTTTGCATAGGGATAATAGGATAGATCGGATTTCTCTTGTGGAGTGTGTAGAGGATTTGGAGGTCTTCTTTTTGAAGACGATGCCTGAGTCCTTACTAACATTTCTGAAAGAGGAAAGTGATATATCAAGTTCAAGATCTTCGGAAGCTCTCTTAACTGCTTGTTGCATGGTTAGCTTAGGGAGGGCTTCCTTGTGCTGATTGATCCATGTGGCTAAACGGACTGCGTTGTTGATGGTGATACGGTTTGGTTTGCTTCTCATGTTCTAATTCCAATCTGTGAAGTAGTTAGTGGGTAGTGGGGATGGTAACGGACATACTAGGTGAGTGTATGGACGTAATTTGTAGAATGATATATCATCATCGTTGAGGAATATATCAGTTCTCTTATTGTAGTATTCTCTCTGTGCAGGATCGTACACTATGTAGTCGTGTGCAATGTGGTCTGCTGGGAATACTTTAATGTCTAGGAATGCCATTGCTATTGCGTCCTTGGTTTAGCTCAAGTGTCTCTGAAATGTGTTCTTCACAGAGATCAACGATCTTGTGAATTAGTTGATATGTTCTATCTATTTCTGCTTGATTTACTTCCGAATGTTCAAATAGTCCATCTATTCCTTTGAGTAGAACTATTGCTTGGTTAATGGTTAGCACGTATGCATAGATGATTTCATGGTTGCTTATACCATGATTATGCATAGCATACATTGCTCTAAATGAGGTTGTAATTGCTTCTAGCTCTTGGATAGGTATGAGCTTTTTCTCATTGAATACTGACATGGTTTCTCTTAGTGATAGGGATAGGGATAGGGATAGGGATAGGGACTACTTTACGGTTATTGGACAGACTTCGCGGAGTTGTTTGTATCGGATGTGGACAGTGATGCCCTTAGCGATTTGTTGCTTATTGATATAACATCCTTCGGGTTGAAGTACAAAATCTTTCTGTGCATCAAAGTCAGCCTTGACAGCTTTCATTGATTTGTAGTCACGACCATGTGCTGGGGTAAGTGATCGGTAGTTGTCAGTTAGTAAGGTGCTCATTGCGATACTCTTTCTAGTGAAGTGAAGTGAAGTGAAGTGAAGTGAAGTGAAGTGAAGTGACTATTTGGTCATCATTCTAATCCATAGTAGGAATAGAATGATTAGGGATATATCGATTGTGATTAGTAAATCCATTTACTTTATCCTAGTGGAGGGAAAGGGAAGTGATATATTAGATTAAAGGTATACCCCCCATATGGGGGAGGGGTTCGCTGTGGTCGATTGTGGCGGTCGTTTCTCTATAAGGGTGTATCGTGTCGTATTGGCAGCGGTCGCGTCAGGCGGTCGATTGTGGGGCGTTTCTAGGGGTATTTTGGGCGACAGGTAGAAGATACCATATACATCGACATAGGTATATAGGGAGGTACACAAAATAGGGATTATTTTGGGATTATTTTGGGGACTATTTTATAATAGAAATACCCCTCACCAGCGATCGCTAGCAAAGGGTATGATAGCATTCAAGCGATAGTGGAGCGTATACCCTATACCTCTTGAATTAGTGAAATTAACTTAACGATATTAGGGTTGTTGTCCAATCTAATATATTAAGTTTGATCTTGTCATGTAGAGTGGGATGAAATTTATGCTCATTGAAGAACTGTGGTATCAGTTCTTCCTGTGATACAAACTTCATTATATCATGCTTATCTGGTTCTTTGTTCATAGCTGCTGTAACGTCTTTTACTAGTATTCCATATATACTGATTACCCAGTGATAATGAGGAGGGGCTTCGTCACCAGCAATGTTCTCGTACTGATCCAGAATGGTCATGTTTAATATATCAAGACCATATTCTTCGTGTAGCTCTCTAGCTGCACAGGTTTGTATGGTTTCTCCTATATCGTGCTCACCGGTAGGAATAGACCATACGTTTCTGGCTGATCGTACATTATTGCTACGATGCATAATTAATACCTTGCCACATGAATCCATTATAAGCATTTGGATTACATGGCGAGGTACTGCTGGATCTTTCCATTGAGGAATAGGTATGTCATTCATCTTATTGATTGTTTCTAGTCCGTGTGACATTAGTGTTCCAATACGATTACTGTAAATGTGTTAGGAATTGTTATATGCTTTCCTGTAACTAGAGCATCTAGTATTTTGTTTGCCATATCGCAATTGTATTCTACCTTACCATTATCACAATCAGATGATTCACCAATTGGATATAATATAACAAATTGGTATTTACTACTTGTTCTTGCTGTTCTTCGCGTTTGCTCCTTTTCGGGCGATGTCTGATCGTTGTGCTGGGGTGAGGGATTTGGCTCGGGCTGGTCCTCCTGATTTTCCTCCTTTTGATCCAAGGTCTTTTGCTTGTTGTCCAGTTGACTTAGCGTTTCCTTTACCTGACATATCAGTTTCCTTATTTTATTAGTTTGTAGTTGTAGTGATGTAATTGGTATGTGTTCTTCAGGATCAAGATAATATATCATATTATCTATTTGCTCTAGCTTCTTTACTATATCATTGAATGGATATGGTAGTTTGTTAGTCACGGGCGATTACCGATAAGAGGGAGCGGTCTAGTGGTGTGAGGGTCTTTGACCTATACGCTTCTAATAGTCTAATCATGTCTGCATTAGCTGTATCCTTTGAATGTAGTCTTAGGAAGTGTACTACTCTGTGAGTTCGTGCAATGAGTATTAGCTTCTTTAGGTTATCTTTACAACCTAACTTTTGAAGCCATGATCGAAGCACTACCTCATTCGGTATTTCTGAAAGAGAGCGTTCTACTTGGGAGATCTTTGTGGGTGATAGGGAGATCATCTTGGATAGTTTGACAATAGTTAGTCCTTGGTTCTCTCGTAATACCTTTAGGATTGCTCCGTAGTCATCTGTTTCCTCAAATGATAGTTGGTTATTGGTTAGTCCTCTCTCTATTGGTAGTTCTGGGTTACTTAGGATTGGGGATGGTTTGTATCCTTGGTTATTCATGCTTTCTTTTCGCTATGATGTTATCAATGGCTACTTCGGCTGATCGGGGTCTGTAGAGGATATGGTTGAGAGTATGCCTTTGCATTAGCGTTTCGATATGTGATATATCAATTAGTTCTCTGAGAGCTAGTACGTCAGATACTCTTTCTAGGAGTATAGGAGGTACTGAGTCTTTTAGTTCAGAGTATAATATATGATATACCTTCTCGCGTTCGTGCTTTTGAATGAACCAGGGTTTGTCTTGAATTGATATATCAAGAACTTTAAGCCAATCATCTAGTAGATTAGGAGGTAGAGGATGAAACTCATCTTCGTAGTTTCGTAACCACTTCTCTGATACATTTAGATTCTTAGCAATAGCATTGGCGTTATATTGCTTATCCAAGCGAATACGTCTAAGTATTTGGAATACATATATCATCGTGATTATTCCTGAAGATAGATGGCTACTAGTTTGCCTTGACGGATCATACCGATTGGTTTAGCGTGTCCCAATAGCTTATATACTTCGTCTTTGACGTTGGTATCGAACTCAGATGACTTGGGTTCGAATTTGATACCTGATATAAGAGATTGGATTAGTTGGGGAATAGCTGGGTTATCTGGATCTTCAAAGATTCCTAATGATCGTACAGGTTCAGGGTTAGGGGGCTGTTTGATTGTTATATGAATTGATTGGTTATCTTTCACTATTACTCCTTTGGTGTAGTGATTGTGGGGGTGCTCGGTAGTAAGTAGTTACTTTGATATATGCCTTTAATTGGTTAAGAATATATCCAAGTTGCATTATTGCTAATACCAGTAGTACTTCTATGAGTGATAGTGTCTTACCAAATACTAGAGTTTGCAGTAATACAGATAACATTGTTAGGATTGGTATTAGCATTTTCTCTTTCCTACGTGATTGGTGTCATCGGATGGTGAGAAGTGAGTTCCAGGTCTAGTTGGACACTCGAACTCAATCATTAATAGATTAGCGGCATCTACTAAGCATTCTTGATTGAGTGTCTTTTCGTATTCGATAAGTTTAGTACGGATATAACCGATTGTATCGTATTGATTGTGTCCTCGCTTCTCATCAAATGTCTCGTAGCGGCAAGCACCTACAACGAGACGATTACGCATGTACTTCTCAAATAGAGGGGACCATTGATTATCCCTTAATTCTGAAAGAGAAGGACGAGGACGTGGATCGGGGCGAATACGTAATTGTAGGTGCTTGCGGATTGCGTCATGTGTATGGATCATGATAGTTTAGCTAGAAACTCCTTCCATTCACGATCTGTCATTGCGGCTGGTTTATGCAATTGTGGCATGTTACGATCATCATAAAGTCTAATTGATTTCTTCAATACTTCCATTTCCATGCTAGAGAATTTCTTAGCATGGAGAACGTAGTCTTCAAATGCTTCGCAGGCTACTGGACAGATTTGCTTTACTATTTCATACATAGCGTTGGCATATGTACGAATTTCTAGTTGAGCATGAGAGTCCATACGCAGTCGAAGGAAATTGAATATATTATGTAGATCGCATTTCCAGTAGAGACGGGTATAAGTGGAAAGAGGAAGGTCTTTACGTGCTTGTTCTTTGGCTACCCCGAAACGTAGTCGTTGTTGATATATCTCTGTCGCAGCTTCTTGGAATCTCTTTTCATTTATTGAGAGAATCTTTCCAGGGTCTTTGTCGTAGTCATCATGAAACATGATAGATCCATCTACTGGACAGTTTTCAGTTCCTGTTGAGTATTCTGGCCATTCGGTTAGGAAGCCGGATGATCCTTGTTTATTGTCAGATGCTTGAAGTCGCCATCCAGCAGCATCAGTTTGTTGCATGAAGTCTAGTGCTTCTGTGTAGCGAGTAGAGTATTCATTGATGTTGGCAGTACGATGACGTACCCATTGTCTCCAAGCATCCATTGGGACTTGCACCATGAATTTGATCTCTACCATTTCAAAGGGAGTGGTATGAGAATGGTTCATTAGATAGCGGATTAGTTGACGGTCTTTATCTGATTTATCAACCGCTTGTTTAATATTTTTAGGTTCTTGTTCGTCCTTTCCGTAGGAGACTCGGGCAGCTTGTACGATTGCAGAGTCGTCTCCCATTACGTCTACTAGACAGATGAAACCTTGATCTAATACTGGGAACTTTTGCCATTGAAGTGGATGTGTCATTTGTGATCTCTTATATTAATAGTTAGAATATTCGATTATACTAGTTACTTTTACACTAGATAATTGGCTGCCTCTTAATCCAATTGGTTCTTCACGTGAATCAATCTGTAGAGCAATTGGTAGTAATCCTGTTTGTTGGGCGTATTTGTATAGTAATAGGTATATATCACATTCTAGTTGCTCTAGAAGTTGTGTATTTTCTTTTACTAGAATAGGTTTACTCATTTATGTTTCTTAGGGGTAGGAATGAAAGGTTCCCATTCTGACTTAGTTGAGTGTAGAATGGTGTCATGGGCATCTTGTAAATTCTGAAGATAGAGGACTCGGTCTTCAGATGTCTTGTTAGTTATGGGTAAACGGCGAAGTCGATATATTACTTTGGTTTCCTTATGTTGGTAAAGGGTTCCTAGTGTCTTGTTCTTCATCATCTTGGTTATCGAGATCATTAAATCCGTATCTTTGTAAAAGGTTATCACGACCATTTCCTTGGCAGCGAGTACAGGTTATTGATATAGCTTCATACTTTATACTGTCAGGGGTAGCTGTTGTTACTGCCCCTTCTCCTCCACAGTCAGGACACTGTGGAGGATTGCCGGATAGAAGATCTCGTAGTAGTGTACTGAGAGATTCTATTATATCATGAGCTTGCCCTGTTTCATCATGGACGACTAGTAGGACGTTTCGGTCTTGGTCGTTTTGGAGTTTCTTTACTTTCATAATGCAATACAGCTTTGAGTTTGGGGTTTACATCGTAGTAGTTGGCAGGTCTACCTCCTTGGTATCCTACACGACCATTAGTCTTAGTAAGTACATCAGTCTCAATTAGCTCCTCTAGAATACGGTATGCCTTGCTAGCATGGATGTTAGCTTTCTTAGCAATAACGTCTCTACTGGCTGTAGGATTCTTAATGATGGTGTTTACTATATCTAATGGAAATCCATAGCAGGTATCAATTGCTACTTTCTTTACTACTTCAAATGATGCAGCAGATGCAGCAGCAGTATATTCGTCCTTATTGGGATCTACATTATAGACTCCTCTAGTAGATACAAATTGTTTACCTAATTGTACTGCAAGACGGGAAGGCAACTCGGCACGAGGTTTGTACTGTGCTCCTTCTTTATCAGAATCTACCTTGGTACGAATGGTTGCAATGAACTCCGCTAGATCAAGGATAGGGTCCATATACTCATCTTCAATCTCCATGATTGGAGGCATTGATCGAAGATAGTTTACGAATCCTAGAGTATTAGCAGTCATTACCTCTTTCTGAGACTTAGACTTACCAAAGTTCTGCAAGGCTCTACGTCCAAATTCTCTAGATTCGTAGTTCTTACCTAGGTAGTCGATACGTAAGAAACGCTCACCGATACTGGCTGCTGAGTGCTTATGTACGATGTCAGTAACACCAGCAACCATGTTGAAGTATAAATTACGGAATTCTCTGATTTGATTATTACCATAAGGAATCTTTACAGTACCATCATATATATCAGTTAGTAGTCCAAATACTTCACGTTGGGAATCTGCTGTATCAGTTAAGGTTACTGTGAAGTCCTTAACGAATAGAGTCTTATCCTTTAGCTTAGCTAGGTAGGACGGCTCATCGCCAGTCTCATCTTTCCAACCAGATACTAATGACTTAGCGGATAACTTGGATAGATTATCGAATAGTTCATTATTACCACCAAAGGAATCAATGAACGTAGTCTTACCTGAGTTATGAACTACAATACCATTAGCAATGAAATTATGAGGATCATTTGCTACTGTAATATCGTAAGTTACCCTTTCACCAATGTTTTCTATAGATACTATCCTGGATAGTTCTGTAGTCTCAGTTACATTGATTATGTTCTCTTGACCATGAATTATTCCATGTTCTTGCCTAGAGGTTAGTTGTAGATTATCTAGGTTGTTATTGTTGTGGTTTCCATCTATATGATGGATTATATCAGAAGCATTAAGATACTGTAATTGCGATGCAGCTACTTGATCGTACTTTAATATATTAATATATTCTGACAATGATATATCATTAATATATGCTTCATATACTAATCTATGTAATAGAACACGATCTCTACCTCTAGATTTAAGTCTTCTACCTTGACAGGGTTGTCCTGCGTAAGGATGATAGGTAAGATAGTATTTGTATCTTTGATTCTTAGACTTAACTCCTTTAGCTTTAATTCCTCTATTACCATTATTGACGAATAAGTAATCTTTAATGGTAAGCTTGGATAAGGGTTTCCATCCTTTCTGGGTTAGAAACTTATGATCTTTAGACGCTTTGATAGTATGCCCACTAGCTGTGGTTACTTCATAGCATGTCTTTACGCCTGAGTGTACAACTTTTTGAATATCAATTAGTTGAATAGTTCCATTGTCTGCACGTCTTTGAATACGTGTAGGAATGTTTCTATTCCAAGTCTTACCTCCTTTACGGTGACCTAAACTCATATGGTGTAAATCACGCAATGATATATCGAAAGTCTTTCCTGCTCTATTAATCTTTACAATTGTATCTCCATCTAAACACGATGGGGGACCAATTAGAAACGCCCATAGAGGTTCACCAGGAATGAGGATAGAACTAGTTATACCTAATACAGCAGCCATTGACATAATGGATTCATCTGTAAGGTATAGGAATGATGCAGTCTTTTCGATGTAGGTATTAAAGTCTTCTACATGGAGATAGTCTAGTAGGGATGTTTGATATATCCCAGTTATATCTTTCTCTGGTGGATGTTCAATGTCATAGCGTACCATTGCGTCACTTAGGATTGATGCAGTATCAGTACCGCATATCATCCATAGATCACGCACATCCTTTGGTGCATTAGGAATGAGAGTCCAATCTAATATATTAATATCAGATATTTCATTCTTAATTACATTGATTGCAGATGCAGTTTGACGTAGACCTGCTTCGTCATTATCTAGGTATAGCTTTACTTTCTTGGTACGTGCTAATGTCTTCATAAAGTTGACATTAAAACCAGCACCAGGTTTACCTAAGAACATATCCTCTGTATCTGGGTGTGCTTCTAGGTAAGCTAAAGTATCCCATTCTCCCTCACAAATTACTGCTGTATCTGATGGTGGATATTGATGTAGCCCTGGATTATAAAGGTAGAGAGGAAGCGTACCACCTTTCTTAATTGTGTATCTGCCCTTCTCGTTAGGTGAGGAGGGATAGAAGTATCCAAGGTTATTAAGAAACTCAGACCATTCACCAGTTTCTACGTTAAAGGTATAGTATGGTACAAGCCATCTATCTTCCTTATAATCATATGCAAATCCTGCATCTTCTAACGTCTGAGGGGACAGGCCCCTTACTTCTGAAAGAGAGAGATATTGGGCTGGGGTTGTAGTGTGTAGGTATTGTTCATGAATCATTGTTATAAGGGTTCGGGCATTGCCGGACTTATCGCAATGTTTGCAGTGCCATGTACCGTCATCTGTATTGGCGTAGAAGTGCTGTGTGGGATTCTTGCAGTCTACTAGTGGACAGTCTAGGCGTACATTGGGATTATCGGATTCTGGTACTTCCTGAGCTAGGTAGGTTGAGAAGAATGTTGAGAAATCGGCTTTCTTTGGCATGTTTGATATATCTGTTAGTGTAGAGGGCTAGTAGGTTAGTCCAATTTCTGGTAGGTTGCACTTTATGCAGTCCTGGTAGGTATAGGTGTATTGGGAATCTTCATTTTTCCATTGTACTAAGGCTCCTTGCTTACATACTGGACATGGTCCTTTGTAGCTGTATTTGTCTGCCCAATTAGCGACTACAATATCTGCGTCCACCTTAGCTGGTACGCCCAGACGGAGAGCGGCATTTTCCATAATAGTCATTAGATTCGCTATATGGGTATGGTCTGTACGCTTTGATCGGAATACAAGTTCATCGTGTACCATCATAATCATTTTGTATGGACATGATTTGATTGCTGCTTGTGTTAGGTGGGACAGGGTACGATTTGATTTGTTATATTGATCAATGTAGTTTTGGGTTTGTGAATAGGTATAGTTTGACGTATCTACCATTGCAGATCGTACAATCTCTGCTTCTGTACCTTGAATGACGTAGCAGGATGCAGCGTATGATCGGTCACGTGGTACGTATAGCCGGTATCCTCCTAGGGTATGGACATAGCCTTTCTTAGCAGCAGTAGATGCCTGTAGTTCTAAGTATTGCTTAGCTCCTGGTAATCTCTGAAGGAAGGTGGAATATAGGCCAGGGATTCCTGCTGTTTGATTGATCTTAGCTGGGCCTGCTCCGAATAGGATACCGAAGTTTACGTTCTTGGCTGCACGACGTTGTTCCTTTGATATATTAGATGTTTGGAAGATTTCCATAGCGGTAGCTTGGTGAAGGTCCATGCCAGCTAGGTAAGCGTCTACTAGCTTTGTGGAACCTGATACTATCGCGAATATAAGGAGTTGGAATTGTTGGAAGTCGATACAAGTCCAGGTTTCTCCTTGCCTAGGTCCAAAGATATTACGTAATCGGAATGACTTTTCTTCCTCATCTATTACGTGTTCATCTTCCTCCTCCATATTAGCTGAACCAACATTGGTGGTGTTGGGGTTCTCACAGGCTAGGCGGTTGGTGCCTGTACCTGTTTGCTTGAAGAAAGGCTGTAGTTCGTAGTCAACACTACGGTGAGTATCGTAGTTATTGATATATTGAATTGTAGTATTGAACTTACGTAGCTTTTTCAAGTCTAATAGGAATTGGAATTTTGGTGGTATAGGTTTAGTAGTTGGGCAATCTTCAAGTAACTTGTCGATTACGTGCTTATCTGTAGATGGTTTACCTGAGTCTTTTATCTTAGGTGGTTTGAATTTGTAGTGGTTAAATAGTACGTTTGGTAATTGTTTGGTTGATCTAGGATTGAATTCTCTAGGATCAAAGGCTAAGGATGATCTAACGTATCTATTGTTTTGTACTACTTTGGATGAATGTAGTAGGTGACTTCTAATTGTATGAAGTTGTTCGCGTGCTTTAAGTGTGTACTCTTTGTGGGCAGTAGATACTTCTTCAGGTATTAGAGTTATCTTCTCATTCTGCATCTTGAGAATAGGTTGAATGAGTTTACGTGCTTTGTTATATGCTAACTTTTGCTTACTGGTTAGTAGCTCGGTTAGAATGTAGTATACACCAATTGTACGAATAGCATCACTAATTGCATAAGTATCACAGATAGTATGCCATTCATGATTGGATGGATACTTCTTAGTCTCTGCTAGAAGTGCAGGAATCCAATAGTCAGATTTATGCCATTCCTTCTGTAGTCCTTTAAGGTGTGGGTGTGGGTTGTTCTTATCTGCTATTTCCCAGTCTAGTTTCTTAGCTTCCTTTCTAGCAGCAATTGTTATATCAACTAGACGCTTTTCGTCATCTTCAGGATAAGATAGAAGTGTGACACCTAATTCTTTAAGACCATGAGTACCATTCGACTTGTATGCATGAGACATAACCATAGTATCGTGGATACTATGGTTATTGAATAGATGGTCAATTGATACTCCTAGTGCGTCTAGTGCTTGTATATCGAAGTTAGCATTGTGGAAGATAAGATCTTCATGTTTAGATAGCGTGTCTTGGAAATCTTGTAGTCTATCAGGATCGTAATATACTTCTCTGGTAAATGGGTCTACTTTGAACTTCCATAGATATGTATTGTCTTGGTCACATGCGGCAGATATACAAAATGCTCTACATCCCTTATGGATAAATAATCCAGTAGTTTCTGTGTCGATTGCCAGCATCACTATACTTCTGAAAGAGATAGATTATTCGGTATCTGTGGTGTCTTGCTTCTTGTGATCTTCGATCACCTTAGCCATCTTCATGGATATGAAATGGTTCATAGAAATCTTTAGGCGTCTTGTTATATCAATTAGAGAGTTGTGCATGTGGCCTGATAATCGCCATGTGATTACGCGGTCTTCATCTGGGGCTGAGATTCGTGGTCTATTTCCTCGTACCATTGGGTATTCCTGGTTAGTGTATATTGATATTAAAGTCAGAATGGTAGGGTTCGCACCTACGATAAGGGAACCACCCTCACGAACTGAGTTCGCTGCTAATCAATCAATTGGTGAGATTGTCTTCCGCATTCATTCTAGTAGACTCGGTAGGAGTTGAACCTACTGGTCACAGGTATATAAGACCTGCTAGGGAAACCGCCCCACGAGTCCAAATAAAATCCACCACCAGCAACGACCTCTAGCAGGGTACAACAAGTATCTGCATGGGACATCCTGTCAACTGGTGGCGGATAGGGGTATCAGATTGTATCCTGTACAGCGAGGCGACCTGTAGCCATGTATACCGATCCTGTATACCTTCCTACAATCTGATATATTAGAATGGTATACAAGCATTACAGCATCCAATGTATCTTTTTGTTATATCATTGAATGCTTGTGGATTCTTGCATTTGCATAATGGGGTTCATTCGGGGCGTTGGTCTTCGCACCATACACAGGAGTCGCATGGAGCTTCGGACCATTCACCACCATCTTCGTCTGTACCAGAGAAGGTATCAGCTTCGGAATCGTAGGATTCGATGAGGAAGTCAACGTCTCCTTCATCGTCGGTGTAAGTTACCCAACCACCTATCCAATCTTCGTAGGAACCTTCTTCGGTTCCTTCTGTGTCCTCGGATTCGGTATCCTCGGATTCATCGAGATCGGAGTTATCCGATTCTGCACCGACAACCGATATATTAAGTCCGAGATTACCGTTCTTCTTAGACTTGTAGACTGAGAATCCTACTTGGATTTCGGTCTTGGCTGCTGTGTGCTTAGCGGCACAAGCAACTGCGTCTTCGAGTGGGTTAGCCCATTCGGAGGTGTTTTCGCCAAGAGCTTGGAATTCGAAGAATAGCTGTTCGAGAGCTTGTTCCTCAGTACGCCATTCTTCACCATCAGCATTAGTTGCTGCTGCTACTTCTCGGTAGTTATTGACAATGGTTCCACGACCCTTATCGGATAGAGCGGAGTTGTCAGATAGAGAGTAGAAGAACTGGAAGTATGGACGATTTGCGTCTTGCTTTGCAAATCCCATTTGGATCTTGGATACACGAGCAGCAATGGTGACACGATCACCCTCGTTCTCTAGACCAAGACGTGCCATAATTGCTGCATCATCCATAATGCCAGTTGGGCGTTCAGCCTTTGCTGCTGCTTTGGCTGCTGTCTTCTTCTTATTCAGAGCCTTGAGGAACGCTGCTGGATTTACTTGTTTTTCTTCTGTAGCCATAACTGTAGATTGCCTTTTGGGTTCCATTGAAATGATATATCAACATGATATATCTTACTTTACTTCGCGGTCATCACTTCTGAATAGGGTTTGCACCCTATCACTTCTGAAAGAGAAAGGTATTACTTAGGTCGCTTGGGTGGTCCTTTCTTACTGGGTGGGGACTTAATTGTCTTTGGTGTACTGATTGTACGCTTGTCTTCGGGGGTGTCGATGTCCCATTCTTGATTATTAAATGCGGATACTATTGTTTGATATACTAGCTCAGGGTGCTCCTCGTTGTCAGGGATTTCAAATATATTAATTTGCTTTCCATCTGGTTGTCGGAACTTACCACGTATACCGCAGGCTACGAATGATGAATTGGTTTCATCACGTACCATGATTGCACGCTTACCGTTGTAGCTACCAATTTGTAGTACGATGTCTGCTACTTGTCGTAGGTATCGTAGACATGCAGGAGAACAGGAGGGGGTATTGAAGGACATTTTCGATCCTTCTAGGTCTTTCTCGTCACGTTCCTTTACGTGAGAGGTAGCCCAAATACCTAGACGGGTATCCTTGAGTGCATCAAAATAGGATGAGAATTCATCACGAATCTCATTCCAGATTGCGGAGGAGTCTCGACCAGCACCTGCTGGATCTATGATATTGTGGTCAGCACAGATTGAGTGATAACACATTTCATAGAATATATCAACTGAGTCAAAGTTTAGACCATCAATTGATTCGTCCTCAATCCACAATTGGGTTGTATTGCGGATTAGTTTGTAGCCATCAGAAGCACCTTCCATAATCTCTTTGGCAGAGTTACGTTTGACACTTACTTGGCGAATAGGAAGACCACGACGTAGAGGCTCAGTCTCAATTGTTAGAGAGTTTGGAATACCTGCTACTGTAGAAGTCTTACCCTTTGCTTTCTGGCCGTACAGGACGACAAATGCGTCCTCTAGGCGACTAATAGGTACAATGAGTTCCCCTTGTGATGGGTATTCAATTGTATCTAATATATCAGATTTACTGGTTACGTGTTTTGCTCTTGGCATTAGGGTTCCTTGTTTGTATAACAATAAATCACAGTTGTTCAATTCTTGTTCTAAGGATTGAATATCGTGTACACCCCATAGATTAGGGGCGTAATTAGGTAATGATCCATCTTCGTCTAGTGTACCATTTTCAATTGCTTCCATAGTAGACATATTACCTATTTGGTAGTCTAATAAGTCTTCTAGTGTATCGCATTGATAGTCGTTATAGCTATCTGCCATATCGCCCATTGATTTACCTTGGTAGTTGTAGTCCAGGGGTTGGTAGTTCGATTGGTGATGGTTTCTTTACACCTACTGATTTGAGGAAATCATCAAATTTCATATCAGTAGTGATCTTAGAATCGTGTGAGAATTCTATTACTAAGAAACCGTCGGTATCTTCCCAGTAAGTTTCTACTTTGAGTAGGTTTACTAGAGTTAGTTTACCGTTTACCATTACTGGCAGCATTGGAGGCATATGAGTTCCTATTTGGAGAGACGGGAGAGGAGACAGAGGATACGGGTATATCCTAGACCGGTCATAGCTGATTGGAATTTTGTGTCTTTATTAGAGGCACCAGATTGACGACCACGATTCTTCTTACGTGATTGTGCTGCTATACGACTCTTAGATTTGCGTTGCTTCCAGGACATGGTTACTCTTTCTGATATATTAGGAGTCTTCACGGATTGGTTTGGTATGCCCAGCTACTATCTTAGTAGCTGCATATCCGGTATTATGTCCATTACACTTAGGACATATACGGTTTCCTTTGCCTGATGATTCAAAAGATTTACCACACTTCAGACAATTTCTAGTTGTAGTAGCAAGAGGTTTGAATGGTGTTTTATGGTCATCTTTCTTAGTCATCGAATTGCTCTCTTAATACATACGATATTGTAGTTGATTAGCAATAAGACAAGTAGGATACATATTGTGCTAATGTCAATCATCGAATTTATGCTTTGCTACTGTGGTATTTGGGTGACTCTTGTTATAGGCGTCTAATCGTTCCTCTAATATATCAATAGCTAGACTAACAATTATGTCCTTAGATAGAAACTTATTGTTCTTTTGTGCTTCTAACCAGAATCTAGTATCTTTATAGTCATTGAAGAAGTCAAATGGTTTGTGTGGTTGATTTAGGAATGCTCTGTCAATCATCGAATTGCTCTGTTAGGTCTGGGTCATCTTGTAGCTCAGGGAAGTGCTCATGGTCAACTATTAGACCGTTTGTTCTTCCGTGTACGATAAGGTCGAAGAAGTCTCCTTTTCCTTGTGACAGGGCGTCGTAAATTCCGAATGACTTTCTTCCGTGGAAGGGGTTTGGATTTCCTCCTTCGTCCTGCCACGGCTGTGTGGGGTTTTTCTCAATGGACCTCCACCATATGTAGATTTGATATAAGATAGGGAATAGTTCCTCACGCTTCCACTTCTCAATAGAACCTGGTGGAAATGCGTACTGTAGTCGATAGAAGTAGTAGGATGGATTCTCCTCTATCTCTTTACCTATACGAGTAACAAAGTCTTCATCAGACTCGTTCTTACGTTGTCGTTGTCCTGGTTTACGTATGACATTATATATCACACCTTTGATAGGACGACCATACTTTAGTTCTGCTGCTACTGCATAGAACATTACTTGAATGTTCTCTGGAATAGTATCAGCTAGAAATGATAGATCAATACGACCCTTGGTCTTGTTCTCTTGTAACCAAATCTCTCCGTTCTTCTCGATCACTTCGTCAATACGACCACGTAAGATTATCTCAGTACGAGGGATATTGATGGAGATTTCAGGACATGGATTGAAGTGGGTAGCTGGTAAGGTAATAGCCTCTTTGAATACTGGCTCTTGAGCTATGTATTTGTACTTAGGCTTATCTGCTTCCCATTCTTTATATTTATGGTATTGGGCTAATCCAATTTTACACAATAGAAGGGACTCAGGACTCGGATATTTTAGTTTCATATATTGAGTCATTATCTGTACCATCTTGGTTCTAGAATAGGCTGACCCCATCCTAGCACCTTCCTCAATTAGTTTATGGAAAATGGTTCCGTATTCCATAGCCTCTTTGCGGTCTGTACTTTTAAGTCCTAATGCTAGGCTTTTATGAGCACGATCACGACACCCTATGAATTTCTGAAGGATGCTTTGTGTTACACCGTGGGTAAAGAGATTCCATCCTAAGTATGGTTTTTTCTTAGGAAGGGTCTTCTTAATCTTGTTTACCTTTGGTACGTGTTTAGGATTTGTTGATATATTAGATGGTTTCTTTTTAGGCATCTGCTGGTACTTCTGGTTGAGCTACTAGGGATGACATATCAGCAAGTGTAGCTGTTTGCCCACGATCACCTACGCCAATAGAAACTGTATAACCAATTACAGTTGCCGTAGATGTGGTAGTGTAATTCTTACCTTGATGAATGATCTTGCTGCCAATAGGTGTTTGATCGTTAATCTCTACACAGGTCTTCCATAGGGAAAACATTACTCGATCATATCTCATTTGAGGTACTCCTGTATCTTGAGGATTGCGTTATCGTATTCATAATCTGATTTAGCAGATTGCATGATACGAGAGGGATGGGTAATTGTTAAGTGCTCTGGGAGAGGGATATTCATTCTGATATATCCAACTGCTTTATCTGCAATTGCTCCTAGAGCTACTACTTTACGTGGTTTAATCTTCCTGCATAAAGTGGTTAGCCACTTCGAGCATTCCGATACTTCTGAAAGAGATGGTATGCGTATCTTATATCGTGATGGATCTGTGAATGGTGTGCAGAGGACTGCGTTTACTATGGTGTATGACATTGTGGGTGGGACTGCTTCTGCGATGATGGTGCGGAGAGCGTCTCCTGCTGGACCGATGAATGGTTCCTTGTGGGTGTATTCTGTTTGTCCTGGTGCTTCTCCTATGAATAATATATCAGTTCGAGAGGGTTGGATACGTGTGAATGGTGGTGTGTGGATGTGGGATGAGTGGTATACTTTGTGATTACATAGTTTTGATATATCGCAACGATTACACTCCTTTGGAAGATTTGACCATTGTTGTAGTTTCTGCTCTAGTGATGGCCGTTGGGGGGTCATAGAATGCTCTTAGTTGTTTGAAGGTCATCCATATTCGTATTGGAGTAAGAGGGCGAGAAGATATATAAAGTGTCTTGCCTTGTACTTGTGGTAGTAGATTGTTCATACTTTATGTCCTGATGCCATGAATAAACAAAATACAATTACTAGTATTGTTAGTAAGACTAGTACATTTTCCATTATAGGTCGCAGTCGATAGGGGTTTCTTCTCGGGTCCATCCTGGTGGGAAGTGTACTGAATTGTATGCTTCCATTCCTATTAGACGTTCAAATTGGTCTATCCATTTGAGTGGCGGTACCGACCAGTCAAGCCAATCTGGGTCTGCTGAGTTTACTCTATCACGTAGTTTGGATAGAAGTTCAGGAGGTATGAACCGTGGATCAGCAACCTTGAAATCGACACACCGACGATATGCCTCTTGAAAGGATAGGAATTTGTAGTACTGATTACCATTTACTACAATTACACCAAATGAGTTATATTGAAATGATAAAAGGTATACTGGCTCTTGTAAGGTAAATAGTTTGCGGCTATTGTACTTATTACGTAGATTACCAATTGATTCCTTATATCGTTTGAATCTTCGTTTGAGTTCGTAGTTGTGTTTGTATTGCTCTAGGAAGATGTCTCTTAGTTCTTCTTGTGTCTTAGCTCCATCTTCGCTGTATGCAGCTATTTCGTTATTGTAGAACATAACTTCTAGGAAGGCACCGTAGGTGTCTCGGTCCTTAGCATTGTATACTCTACCTGTCTTTGGTTTATTGATAACAGGGGGTTCGTACTTGGTTATATTGGTTTGCTTTTGAGTTACTTTCCCTGAGTTTAAGGATACTTCAAATGTTGTTATTTTCATATATCAATCACTTTGGTGATTACCATTTTCATGGCTTCTCTACCATAATTCCTTTGTCAGTGTCTTGGATTGCTCCAGTTAGGTGTAGATGGGATATGATTGGTACTTCAAGATCAGTAAATTTGATGTGTAATGTTTTCTTACCATTATTCGATTCTCTACGTAAGAATGAAAGCATGGAAGATATACGGGCATTGAAGACTGGTGTTTGTCGTGTCATTATAGGCATTGATGTGAATGAATGAATGAATGAATGAATGAATGAATGAATGAGTGAATGAGTGAATGAGTGAATGAATGAATGAATGAATGAATGAATGAATAAAGGAGATTAGGCAGGATATATCTGATTGTGATAATCTAGGTTGTATCCTTTAAGTCAAGCTATGTAGATTAGATAAACATAGCACCTTATCAATGAATTGTGTGTTGCCCATATCATTGTATCATATATGTAAGAGTCCCATATATGACTAACCTAATCTTTTAACTAATCAGGTGAGCATGAACCCCTGATTAGTTATATGGTGATATATCAACTACACCGGAATTGAACCGGATATATCAAAGGTGCTTTGATATACATAACGCGATGTTGCACGCAGCCTACCATTATAATAGCTCGATGTGACGCGACACACCTGTCTATTATTGGTTTAATGTAGTTGATATATCAAATCGTGGTGTACTGATTTGATATATCGTTGCAGTGGTGTACTAGTTAGAATGTTAGTTCTAACTAGTACATTCACCGCAGGGTGGAGGGAAGCGAAGGGATATATTAAATTCTGAACACTTGGAGTAGTGCTACTGATTTGATATATCATAAAGGTATACCTTTCGGTTTACCTGTGGTCGTTCGCTCCCCTGCATTAGAACAGATAGCGTTTCCCCTTGCAATATGGTAGGCAAGGGGAGGAGGGATTATTTTGGTAATTCCATTAGAGGGGGATTTTGATTTATTAGATAGGGGACTGTAGAGGGGCCGCCATGTGATGCGAATTGTGGGAGGGGCAGAAGTGCTGAAGTAAATTTCACAGATTCAAGAGGTACGGTAGGGGCTGCTAGCGAGCGACTAGGGGTAGGGAGGGGTAGGGTGTATAGAGATAAGGTATAGGAGGGCTATAGAGATAAGGTATAGGAGGTGTAGGGTAGTCGCGTAATGGGTGCATAGAGATAAGGTATAGGGGGCCTAAATTCGGAGGGGCAGGGATAGCACTAGGGACAGGGGGAGGGTATACTTTATAGGAGCGAACGAGGGGGTGTATACTAAAAGGTATACCTAAGTAATATATTAGGTTTATTTCATAATGAAAGGGGTTTTATTCTTATTTATATATAGGGGGCTATATAAGAGAATTAAGGGTGGAGGGGATTAGAAGAAAGGGGGTGCGGGGGGTAGAGTGATAGCATTATAGCGATAGTGGGAGGTAGGCATATATAGTCTTGAATTAGTGAAATTTACTTCACCAATTTGATATATCACAATTACAAGGAAAATGATTATGTTGTTGGTTACAGAAAAGTCTGAATGTCATATAAGTCACTACTTCCATCTGGTTAGTGCGTATGAGTTATGTCCAGATATGGTTAATAGTTTAATGGAGGATATTAGAGAAGCAATAGTAGAGGCTAAGAAAACTAGTAAACCAGTTGAGGTAAGTCAGGATGCTACAGATCATGTATTCTTAGCGTTTCCTTCTGGTCGTATAGGGTTATATGCTTGTATGGGTATCTTTGATATAAAGGAATGATATATGGTTATATTGGTTAAGGTCTATAGGGTGCGTTGGTTTCCTATACGTGTAGGACGTGTACAGTGGCGAGTTGGTCCTTTGACAGAAGACTGTCAGCAATGGGTTGTTATATCAAATTGGGAACTTACAAAGGTAGAAGATTATGTTAATGGTTAATGCTTTGGCTGGGACTGGTAAGACTAGCACTGGTTTGTGGGGATTAGGAAAGAGAGTACCAAAGGAGGTTACTCCTAGCGATGAACAGAAGTCTATTATAAAGATAATGAGGACATATAAAGGAACTAAGGCTGCTTGTGCTTTTAATAGGAGTATTGCAGATAAGTTGAAGATGGATGCTCCTATTGGTTGTGAGTGTGGTACTAGTAATTCATTTGGTCATAGGGCATGGTTTAAGCATCTTAATGTTAGTATGACTAAGCCTGATGGTTTTAAGAGTCAGAAATTATGTGCTGAATTGCTTGGTAAGAAATTTGAATGGAAAGAGAAGTGTAGAATTCAGGCTGCTGTTGCTCGTCTTATATCACTTTGCAAGGGATATATGTTCGACCCCAATACTTCTGAAAGAGAAAATTGGATTGAGGGCGATGTGTGGACAGATGGGCTAGGTGCTCTTAAGTGGTTGGGTAATAGGTTTGATGTAGAGACTGACTTAGCTGTATTGGACTATACCTGTAGGACGTTTACTGATAGTGTAAAGCCTAATGGGTTTATTGACTATGACGATCAGAACTTTCTACCATTATATCATAATGTAGATTTTACTGTGTACGATCATATGTTAGTGGATGAATGGCAGGATTTGAATAGAGCCAAGCAGAGGATGGCTTTTAGAATGGCCAAGGAGGTTACTGGTATTGGTGACGTTAATCAGGCTATATATGGATTCAGTGGTGCTGATTCTGAGTCTATGAATAATGGTTGGTTAACTATGCTAGACATAGATGGAAGTGCACAGAAATTGCCTCTTACTATTACTCGTAGGTGTCCTAAGAGTGTGGTTAGATTGGCTAATACTATTGTACCTGAGCTAAGGTGTCCAGATGATGCACCGGAGGGTAAGGTATCAAAGATTAGTGAGAGTGCATTTCATAAGATAGCAGGCAATGAGCCTATGATGATTATGTGTAGGATTAATGCACCATTGACTTCATTAGCATTTAAGCTATTGAGTCAGGGGAAAAGGTGTTATATTCAAGGTAGGGATATTGGGACGGGTTTGAAGTCTGAGGTTAAAAAGACTAATGAGAATGATTTAACTAGGGCGTTGGTCAAAGTCCATGAAAGGATTGACAGGAGAAAGATTGAGGTAGCATCTAAGACATTTATAGATGATTCTCAATTAGAGGCACTCGATGATAAGATGGAGTGTCTACGGGTATTGTCGCAAGATTGCGATAACCTTACTGATCTCTTTGGTAAGATTGATTCTCTATTCAAAGATTCAGGTGGGCCTAATGATACTCGATTGAGTAGTGTTCATAAGGCTAAGGGATTGGAGCATAGAAAGTGTTTCATATATAAATCTAATAAGCTACGTCTTAGGGCTAAGCAGAAGTATCAGCAGGTACAGGAAGATAACTTGGCCTATGTAGCTTATACTAGAAGTTTGGATGAATTGACTGAAGTATATGAAGAAAGGAGGGATAGCGATAATGAAGATGATTTTGTAGATGACAAGGAGATTGATGAGAGGGACACAGAGTAGAAACTTCTGAAAGAAGATGGAGGGTGATATGGTGAGGTTAAATAGGGGAAGTCCTACTAGTAATGGTATATATGTGGCATATATTAAAGATACGGATTCAGGATATGCTACTAAAATACTACTGATGTGGATTAGTGGTAAATGGGGGTATCCTAGTAGTGATCAGAATTATCGTGGTAAGGTTTACGCTTGGGTAGGTCCGTTGCCTGCCTTAATTTTAAGAGAAAAGGAATGATGTGTTTTGGGAAAGGTTGATGTGAGTAGGGCTTATCCTTGTCATGTTGGCATTGATATATTTAAGTGAATCTGATATAAAAGGAATGAGGAAATGATGAGAAAGATTTATAAGTATCAGGTGGCTGTATCTCCTGATCCTCAGGTATTGATGATGCCTAGGGGCTATGAAATACTTAGCTTTGGGGAGCAAGGAGGTAACTTGTTCATTTGGGCTGTTGTTGATCCTAGTGCTCCTTTGGTAGATGCTAATATATTAGTTATTGGTACTGGGTGGGAGTATGATGATGATCCTTGTCGGTTCATTGGTACAGTGCTTACTAAGAGTGGATTTGTGTGGCATTGTTTTGAATGGCACATACCATTGACTGAGGAGGAGTTTAGGAAAATGCTGAAAGAGATACCTAAGGAGGAAATTGAGAGATTAGAAATGGGTAAATGGGAAAGCCCTACTAGGGAGGAAATGTTGAAGTCTAGGCAAAGGAAAATGGAGTATGAGAAGAATAAGAGAGAGGGTAAGATTGATGCTGAGAAACCTAGGAGTTATCATGAGTTGACTAAGGAGGAGGAAGCTGGGGAAGTTCCCGTTATTCATCCTTGGATAGGAGGGATTTGAGTAGTAGGCGTGTTAGTATTCTAGAGAAAGGTAATCGGCGATTAGTGGCCTCTGTTTGTAGCCAGTCGATTACCTTCTCTAGGTTATTGCGTATGTAGTCTTCAGTCCATACGTCTAGAATGTCTTTATGTCCAGCACAGCCACATCCTGATTTAGGTTTGATTATCATTCCTAGTGTGTTTGATAGTCGTGTACCAAATCCAGATGATGTACCATCTATTACTGCGTTGATATGTGATATATCAATGTTGGAGTTTTCACGCACTGCTAGGGTGAGTGTGTATCTGTTCAGACGTTGGGGTCGAGGGGAGTTAGAGCAGGCATTACATGTATCTTCAGAAGTAGGACAGGGAGTACCTGCTATCTCTGAAGCTATATTACATATATTAGATTGTCGATGAGGACATTCTATAGGTACTGTTACTGGTTCTTCTTGTTTAGGCGATTGCCCTGGTCCAGTACTATTCTCCCATGCATTGAAGTAATCTTTATTAGTTTGACATAACTGTACCCAGTGGGGTGTCTTATCAATATTGTGACGATTACAATGTCCTATACAGTTTTCGCAATTAGTAATAGTCATGATGTTGCTTATATTATAGTGTCGCTTGAGTATTACAGTATTATTTGTACTATGGTATTATTTGTACTATGGTATTATTTGTACTATGGTATTATTTGTACTATGGTATTGTTTGTACTATAGTGTTACTGTAATTGTGTAAGTGCCGGCAGTAGCGGCAGGACCGAGAGTAGGACAACCACACGCAAAGTCTGATGCAGTTACATTGAAGATACCAAACACAAAGCTAATTGGTGTACATGTGGATGTTTCATTAGCATATCGCCTACCTGGAGCAATGTAATATATTCCAGTGTTTGTAGTATCAGAATTGATACATCCTGTAACGACGTTAATCTGTGCTGTGTTTACATCGAATGGCGGTGTAGCTCCAGACTGAGGACAATCGAACGTCAAGTCCCAGAACTGATTACAGCAAGTTGCTGATCCTTGCCAGTTGCCGTCTATCTCTACCCATTCTAATTTGATTGTACAAGATAGACCAGACATACGTCCAGTACCTGTTAGGGTTGCATGTAGGACTGGTGGTAAGTATTCAGTTTCACAATTACAGAGGCAGTGAGGACATATATTAAGTGTTTGAGCATGTTGACCAAAATACCAATAGCTTATTTGGCAATTAAGATCAGCACCTATTCCTGCCTTGTAGCCGAGGGGGATGACAGATTCCTCTACCCATACAAGTGTATGTATACCGTGTGATACAGATGCACAAAATTCATTATCTGCAATACTGCAATAGAATCTTCTAGGTTCACCAATAGGGTCAGTGATACTAGAGATTGTTTTAGTAGCAAGTATCGTATCAGTTCCACTAGAACTAATACCTAGTCGAATGACTGAGGTAGTTGTACTGTTACGAATATACTCAGCAAAGTGGTAACTATCTTTATCAATCGCGTTGACGATTACACGATACTTATCACCAGAGTTATTTACCTCGTTAATGATATCCATGTAAACATGCATAGATTCATCAGGCACACTATGTGGTGTATTGTGAATAGCTATTGCATTATCTAATTGGGATTCTGCATAGCCATTTACCCAAGGACCAGATGCGACTGTAACCCAATCTCCAGGAGCATGTGTCCAGTGTAGCCCTAGGTCACTACCATCACGATTGAATTCATCTTCCGCAATAAGACATCCAGTACAGCAGCATCTTCTTGGTGGCATCGGTGTGTCCTATAATATATTAAGGACAGCAGCGATTATCTGCGGCCCAGTGGCAAGGTGTTAGTGTTCCTTCTGGATCACCTACTTTAAGGGATAGAGCTATCTTCTCAGTAGCCCATCCTTTTATATCTACTAAAGTTTCAAATGGTAGATCAAAGATACACCCACTACGATCTACTACGTCTACTTCTGTACCTAATAGATTAGTATTCATTTCACAAGATACATCAAGTATTAATACAGTAGCTACGTTTAATCCATTATATGGGGATGTTGAACCAGCAGTCACTACCGATAATATCTGAAAGAGAATATGCTTTGAGGGAGTGTTGCATTGTTTCTCATATGGATATGGTATCTGAAAGTATGGGTAACTATCTGCTCTAAAGATTGATCTGGGACCAGAACCAAAGTCTCCGTATGTGGCACTTAGGTATCTAGCTGGGACTTGTGTAGGAGTTTCATATATGTGCTTTGCTACATAGTTACCTAGGATACCTCCGATCAATTGGAAGTTATCTCTTATAATAGATGCTCTACTGGCTAATCCTACTGAGTTTAG